CCGGAGCGGTCACGGTGGCCGCCGATAGCGGCGTAACGATCCGCAAGCATGTCAGCTTCTCGAGCGTCCTACTTGGACAATACGCGACCGCAACGGTGAAGAAGACGGCGGCGAACGAATGGCGTTTATTTGGTCTGCTGTCGGCGGCGTGAGATGATTTCATGGGATACGAGGAGGAGCGCAAGCAGGCACACGTGGTGCGGTTTTACGGCAAGGAGGGCACCGACAACGAGGATTTCTGGATCGATATTGAGGTCATTGATAAAATTACCTTTAATGGAATGAGTTGGCCGTCGGACGACCGAAGCAACCGGTTTCAAAAGACTACCGTTCACGTTCCTTATCAAGACGACGAGCACCCGGAACGTAGGCGGCAAGCGCTGCGGGTTTACAATCCGCAGGATGAAAACCAGTACATCGACATCGAGATAACCAACACGATCGGGGTTCACGCGCGCAGCAATTATCAGTACCAAGGTACGGCCCGCTGGTTCGACAATAGCGAGAACAACGACTCGCGCACGACATTGCCGCTGCGCATCGTCAGCAACAATATTGGCGATGAATTTCTAACAGACGTGATCGGCGCAAACGGGCGCACGACCAAGCAGCCGCCCAGCGATCCAGACGAGTACCTCCAGGCTGTTTTGAAAACCAACGAAAAAGACGACAATCTTTATCTGGACATTGAACTGATCGACAAATTCGGAGTGACGCGAGGGTCTGGGTTTCAGTTTCAGGTCGTCATATTTAATGGCATCTGGAACAACACTCTGCTGATAAAGCAGGAGGGTGGTGGTGAGTGACATCATGCCGGGAGTGGAGGAGAGCCCTGGCGGAGTGCCGGCTGTCATGTTGGACCCACTGATGGCTATCGTTAACTTAGGCGGGGCTGGCGTGGGAGGAAGATTTGTGAGTGGCGATCAGTGGGGCTTCGCCCGATATGTCAAGGTTGACAAAAAAGAGGACAAGCAAAATTGGAAAGGAATCACCAATGTGGCCACTCGCACGATTGAAGGAGCTGAGTTTGGACAATCGGCTAATGGTAACATCTTCGGCGCTTCATACGGGCTTGCGGGCGGAAACAAGCACTCCAATCCTCCCATAAAAGGAAAGCCAACCTTCGTGCTCACGGGAAATCAGGTGCACAGGCAAGATTTTGACGTGACCAAACCGGAGGTGATTCACTCGATCATCATGGCGTCTCACGACGGTGAGCACTGGGACATGGTGGTCGATCGCGTCACGCTACTGCTACCAGCGACCGCTTTGCTGTTTTCGGACCTTGTATGGGATAAAGATGCAAATAAAGGCAATGGATCGTTTTTTTGTAAAACCGTTCAACAGCCAGAACTCACTGAAGGGTGTTACCAATCGGCCGACGGTTATAGCTGGACTGCAGGCGGAGGCAAATTTGAGGACCATTGCAAGGGCGTGCATAGGGAAAAAGGGCCGCCCGACCTGAAGGGACAGCCAGATGGTCTATACGGCTACGACAAGAGCAAGGACCTCCTGATCTGGCCGGAAAGTGGTAGTGGTGGCGTCAAGATCAAGAAAAAAACTAAAGACGGAAAAGGTTACACAGAAGAATCTATGTCGATAGGGACAGACTTCGGCGCGACCTGCGTGGCCTTTGTCGGAGGCATCTGGGAGGTGGGCGGAGCCACCCCTATCGCGGGTGGTCCAGAGAATACCGCCGCTATTTACACCTCTACCGACGACGGCAAGACCTGGCAGCAGGTCTCCAAGGGGGCGCTCGGAATGCACGCTGAGACAGGGCAGGCTCCTGGCATTCAAGTCATCGTGGGCGCGCCCAAGGGCAACTTTCCGCAACAGAATTGAAGCTAATGCTTTCTGGCGTCATCGCAGCACAGCAGGCCGCAACGCCGAGAGGTGCGTTGTTCCCGCCGCTGTATCTCGACGACAGCGAAAACATCATTAGTCCATTTATCGCCTGGGCCACCGGCGGAGACAAGCTGCTGCGTCCAGGCGCCGTGTCCGACGCGGACGTGTTCTACGCACCGAGGCGTCCGCAAGTTTTGATGGCCGCATTTGTCGCCGACGCCGATGGCATACGCGCGCCCAGGCTTGTGCAAGCTCAGACATTGCATCCTGCACTCTACGTTGCCGTCGATGTCATTGGGTTGCCCGCCGTTGCGCTGCCCGGCATATTGCAAACTCATTTGCTGGTTGGCGACGACAGCATATTCGCTTCGTTCATCTCCACGCACGGATCGCTGCGACCGGCTCTCTACAATGCCTTTGACGCGGTCTTCGCGCCGGCCCTGGGGGCCGCCCAAACACTGCGGCCCAACTTGCACACTTCCTCTGACGTCTTCCAAGCACCGACTGTGCGTGTCGGCATAAGGCCGTTGCTCGTTTTCGACGCCGACGTTCACTACACGAGTTTAATTGCGGGCACTGTGATACTTGCTACGTTCGATGGTATCGCAACCGAGGTGGCTTTAACGAACGGCAATTTGACTGCAACGCATACTACTACGTCTTCAGCAACTGCTGGAGCACGCAGCACGTCCAACAAAACTACTGGAAAATTCTATTTCGAGTTCACAATGAGTTTGACTCATAACAGCAACGGCGACTCTGTTGGCCTCATTGCCTCGGGCGGGACTTACCCCGATATACTCAATCTCAGCGCTAATTGCATGGTGACTGAGAAAGGCGGAAATATCTTTTCCAATGGTGGCTTTGCTGCCACATTCGGATCACCGGCGCCTGTTGGTACTGTCATCGGCGTGGCGGTCGATCTCGGCACACGTAAGGGCTGGTTCCGTAGAGGCTCTGGTAATTGGAACAATGATGCCGCACAAAATCCTGCGACGGGTGCAGGAGGTGTAACGGTACAAGCAACAGTAGCTTTTGCTCCTGTGGTTGCTCTTGGGGGAGGTAGTGCTGCGATCGGCGACTCGGTGACAGCCAACTTCGGCCAAACGGCTTATGCCAACGCCGCACCGGCAGGCTTCGGCAATTGGACGGCATGATGGATGCACCGAGCATGACCGCGAGCAGTAGCGGTGCTGGCCCACCGATCGCACCAGGGCGATCCTGCTCAAAATGCAGTTTATGCTGCAAGCTGCTGCACGTCATCGAGCTCGAGAAGCCCGCGAATCAGTGGTGTGGCCATTGCCGCCCCGGCGCCGGCGGCTGCACGATCTACGAGACGCGGCCACCGATATGTCGCAGCTATGCGTGCGGCTGGCTCATGACTGAGAACGTGGGACCGGAGTGGTTCCCACTGCTCTCGCATATGATTTTGTCGCTGGCCCCGTTTAATGGCGTCAACACCGTGACCGTCACCGTTGATCCGCGGTATCCATGGATATGGAAGGAATACCCGTACTACGCCCAACTGAAGCAGATGGCGGACCGCGGATTGCAAAACTTGAAATCAGCCGAGGACATTCTGCTCGTACATGTACGTTGCGATGGTCGGGTGTGGCTGATCGCCCCAAACGAGGACATTGAGATCACCAATGGCTCTTACGTCATCAAAGCTGGCGCTGATGGTCACTATGCGATCGAGCAATTCGCCACATCTGAGCAGGCGGCCGTGCGAGTCGCCGAGCTTATTTAAGTGCTTATCGGGCATTGTCCCGTTCTAAGTCGCGTCGCCTTAGCTCGGCAGCGATCATGTCCCTAAAGATAATTGCGCAGCGGCCTTCCATCTCGGCGATGGTTGTGTCCCGAGGTCTGGCCTCCATGCAGGAGTTTATGAATGGCCGTGAGATTCGTTCACAATCCTGATTATTTCGGCAAGCACGGGAAACCAAGTCGGATTTAGGTTTATCTTCCGGGAGGCTGACCACTGGCGCTGCTGCGTTAGTTGTCGTTGCCGCCTGCGCAGCAACCGGCGTAGTAGTCTGCGACTTCGGTGTGGAACCGATGATCTGACCCAGAAAAGCCAGAGCGAAAAATCCCAGCACTACAATGACGATCTTCTCAATGCGGGTCATTTCAGTATCCTACCTGTCCTATCTGTGTGAGACTTGTTGCTTTACGCCAAACATTTGATTTTCCCTGCCACTACGTCCGCAGCGGCATCTGGCACGACGCCATCAGCAGCAGGATGATGAACGCCACCACGCACGCCACGGCGAGGAACGCCCAGAGCTCGGCGCGCGAGGCGAACAGGTGCTTCATGGCTCTCTGGTCATGGCTCGTGCTCCAGGGCGGCCACTACTTCGCTCGCCCCAAATCCATCCCCGTTGGCAATCATGCGTCTTGCCGCCTCTCTGAGCGCCGCGCGCAGCCGCTCAACCATGTCTGCCATTTCCTTGCGATCCCTCTCGCACAACGCCAACATTCGGCTGTCGTCCCGCAGCCGCTCAACCTCACGCATCGCATCCTGATACTCAGCACATTCTGAGCACGGCGATGTCATGGCTTCGGCTCCAGGGCGGCGCGGACGGCCGCGAGGCGTTCGTTCAAGCCAATTCGCGCTTCCTCGCAGTCGGCGGTAACGGCCGTCCAAGCAAATTCATCCATGAGGCGAAGCGCCGCTCGCAGCCGCGCGACCTCGGCGCGCAGCTCTCTGACCCTGGTATCATTCTCGGCGCGCACCTTATCCCTGTCGCTCTGCCGTTTGTGGCGCTGTTCTGCCAGCTTGGCGCGGCCATCGCGCAGATGGGCCTCGAGTTCCTTGCGGTTCATGGCCTGCGCTCCGGGGCGGCGCGGGCCTCATCTAACTCTCTCCAAGCCTTCGACAGGTCTGCGGTAAGTGTTTGCACCTGCGCCCGCAGCCGATCGATCTCGGTGCGCAGCTTTTCGTTGTCGGCCGTTAATGCCTTGATTAGAACGCGATCATACGTTGCAACGTCCGGCTCGGTCATGGCTTGCGCTCCTAGTAGCGTCGATCTTGGCGCGAACTACTTTGAAATAGCCGTCAAGGGCTGCCAACGAATTAAGGGCTTCCCATAGCTTGTTGTTTTCGGCAGTCAGCCGCTCGACCTCGGCCTCCAGCTTGTGCTTGTGAGAGACAAGGGCCTCGATTTCCAAGCTGTAGGTCATGGCTTCTGCTCCAGGGCGGTGTCGATCCTTGCAAGCGCCAACGTCTTTCCGTGAGCGTTGCCTTCGACTTGTTCACGAGCAAATACCAGCGCCGCGCGCAGCCGCGCGACCTCGGCCTCCGCTTCGTCGCGATGCCTCATAGCCAAATCGCAAGTTCCCTTGGCATAATGAGCTTCGTCTTGCAGCCGCTCGATCTCGGCGGCCATTTCCTTACGATCTCCTTCGCAGAGCAACAGCATTTTTCTGGCGTCTTTCAGCCGCTCGACCTCGGTGCGCGCTTCCGTTAACTCTAGTCGTAGTTCGCGTTCAATGGCGTCGTAGGTCATGGCTTCGGCTCGCTGGTATTGTCGAACTCATTCAGTATTTCGCAGGCGTGTGCCGAGCGCATCCGAACATAGGAAATAGCTGCTTTCAGCCGCTCGATCTCCTTGCGCTGTCGCTCGATCTTCATTGGCCCGAAGTCGCCGCAGTCGCATGATGGGCAAATTGTTGGCCCGCCCATGGACAGGGGATAGTTGGTCAGTCCGCAGATGACGCACGGGCCGCCTTGCAACTGCCAGTCGATGTCGGTCATGGCTTGAGTTCCCTCAGAGCACGCAGAATGTCTCTTAGCGTGTCTGAAATCGCCCACGCCCAGTACGTGAAGCCGGTGCCAAAAATCAGCACCGCGACAATCAGCAGTTGGATGTCAGTCATGGCTAGGCCGGTTCTTTCTCTGGCACTTTCACCGGCTCGCGTGGTGCTGGCACTGGTTGTTGCTCTGGCACCGCAGGAATGACGACGATACGGCGGATGGGCTCGCCGATCTCAGACATAGATTTGCTCCAGTCACGCATGTCCCGTTATGTCAGGTTGCCCTTCAAATCTTTTAATTTGTTCGCGAAGCATCGTCACCACGTCTTGCCGGTTAGCATTGCTCACGTAATTGCAGCGGCCCTCGTGGCCCTCGAACGGGAAGACCAGCAGGATGAAGCCATTCTTCTTTGGCCGCTCCTTGCCGTTCAAGATGTCATCAATGCCGTGCGCCAACTGGTTCATCACTTCATGCAGCCTCGGCTCAATCGGTGCATCGCCTAAACGCTCAGCAGCCATGTGTCCCTCCAAACCACAACGTGTTCAGTTCATCCACGATCTGCTCGGCCCGATAGCCCCAAGCCCGCAAAAACCGGGTCGGTTTTACGTGTTGAGCACGGTAGCCAAATTCGTGCTCGATCACCGAGTCTCCCCAGAACTCGACCTTGCCTAAGACAATCCCAGCCCTGCATTCGCACCACCGACCTAGCATTTCCGCTACACTGTTGATGGCGTCGGCGCTGCCGCGCATGGCATCGTCCACGGTCTTGTAGACGTTAAGGCCGCGCCCGTTCTCGACTGTCGGTATGCCGTCCGATTGAGCAGCTTGCCATGGGTTCCAGATGATGTCGCGATACTGGAATGACTCGATGACGAGGGATGGGAATTCGTAAGTCCAGAACCGCACGCCTTTGAGCGGGCCAATGATGACCTCGTCGCCAAAGTGAATGTCGAGGTAGTTGGTCATGGCTTCCGCTCCAGGGCGGCGCGGGCAATGGCGCGCATGTCCTCGGCGGGCCAGCCGTCTTCGGGTGTCTCGTATCGCTTAACGATTTGTTCCAGCACCGCCGTAAGCCGTTCGTTGTCGTCGCGCAGGCGAGTATTTTCCTCCTGCAACCATTCATATGCAGCGGTGCTGATCATGATTTCGGCTCCAGGGCGGCGCGGTTGGCTTGAAGCGCCGCTAATACCGCGCCATGCTGCGATGGGTCAGCATTTCTGACTGCGCTTTCGATGACCAGTAAATAGCGGTCTATACCGCTGGCCGCCGCTCGCAGCCGCTCGCATTCCATATGCAAATTGGTTGCCACCTCAATGCGACCGTGCAGCGCCGTTGTCAGCCGCTCGATCTCGGCGGCGGCCTCCCCGCAACAGGTGGCCCATGGAGTCACCATGTCCGCCCGCTTCTTTAGCCGTTCCACAAGCTGTCTGGTCATGACTTCGGCTCCAGGGCGGCGCTCATGATTGCCCGTCCGATGATCTCGGGGATCTGGGGCACCACTGCATTCCTTAACGCTCTGAGTTTGTTGGCTCGGTTGGGGACGCCTCTTGCGACTCGTCCTTCAAATCGCACCAGTCCACCGGATAGCCCATCAACCAACTCACCCATTGCGGGTTCAGTGCCCCATTGAATTCTTCCGAACTCACCATCGTTCGCAATTTGGCGCGCGATCCTGCCCCACCCCATTTGCAGAGGGCCGCCCCGCCGGTGTCCGTCACCGCTGTTGGCGTCGGCCACATCCGCACCGCATCCGCGAGGCACACCCCGTTCGATCGGATGCGGGTTTCCGCCGTTTGACTGTGGATGTTCTGCGCGCTTGTCGTTGCAGTGGGCCACGATCCAAACCCTGTCTCGTCGGTGAGGCGCACCAACGGCGGAAGCTGGTATGCAGTGCCACTCCGCATCAAACCCGAGCGCGGCCAGGTCTCCGAGAACTCGGTCAAGTCCCCGTCCAAGCAAAGCTGCGACGTTCTCCACGATGACGTAGCGCGGTCGAACCTCGCCAATAATTCGGGCGTACTCCGACCATAGGCCGCTGCGCTCGCCGCCAATGCCTGCGCCCTTTCCGGCGACGCTGATGTCTTGGCAGGGAAAGCCGCCTGCGATAACATCAATACAGTCCGCCCTAATCCTTTGCCGCCCTGCGCATAGTTGTTCTTGCGCAGGCTCGCATCGCTTGTCGGCGTTGGAAACAAGCCATCCTTCGTCCACGGCGAGCTCTCGGACATCTCCGTAAACAGGGACATCTGGCCAGTGCTTTCGCAGCACGGCTTGGCAATAGGGGTCGATTTCGACAAAGGCGACGGTTCGCATTCCGGCTCGTTCGAGGCCGAGGCTGAAGCCGCCAATTCCTGAGAAGAGATCGAGGACATTCATTCCGGCTCTCTGGTCATGGCTTGCGCTCCAGAGCGGCCCATTTTTGTCCTTAAGTTGCTGATATTCATGCTCTTGCCTTAATGGGGTCATATGGCCTAAGCCTATGATTTATATAGTTTAACTCTATGTTTTTTTGGCCCCAGTCAGCCCGCGTTCCCTGAAAGTTCTATCCAAATGGAGCACCGCCGCCGCGGCGTTTTCGCGCTGCACTGAGAACCGGCAATAGCGCCCGACGATCGGCTCTGACATGCCCACCATGTCTGCAATCTGCCGAGTGTTGGCGCCGGCTTGCAGGAGCTTCACGCAGGCGGTCGCGCGCAAGCCGTGAAGCACCATCCCGGCCAGCGGCGCCAAGGCGGGGTTGCCGTCGCGCTCCACGATCCATGCCCAAGTCAGTGCCTTGCGCGTCCAAGGGATGCCGGTAGGGCGCAGGAGAATAAAGCCGGGACGGCGTTCCCATGTCGCCATGGCTGCGGCAAGTTCGTGGGTGATCGGTACCCATATTTGCTTGCCGGTCTTGATCTGGGTGACGTTGATGCCGTCGCGACCGTTGTAGGTTTCGATGTCGGTCCACCGCATCTTGACGAGATCGGAGCCGCGCTGGCCGGTGTTGGCACCGAGCGTGACGACGCGAGCGAGTTCGGGGCGAGCCTCCTGTTGGGCAAGTGTAACCTGCTCGTCGGTCCACGGCTTGTGACCATCATGAGACCGCTCATATTCGATACCTGTCGTGATCGGGTAGGGCAGCAGGTCTCGGACGATCGCCCATCGTTCAAGCTGTCGCAGAGCCGCGAGCGCAGCGGACTGCTTGCCGGGGCGTCCCGCGAGCCCGTCGATGAATGCCTGCACAAGAGCGGGTCTGATGATGTAAACCGACACGGCGCCGAGCCGGTCAGGGTGCTCGGCAAAACGCAATTCGCGTCCCCACACATCTTGGGTTGACGGCGTATAGGTCTGCCATTTCGGGCTTGATATGAACGCCCGGATGACCGCAGCGAAGACCTGGTCAGTGATCTTTGCCGCGCGAAACCGCCGCTTTGACATTGTCCCTGATCCTATCTGCCAGACCGTCCGGTGATACTGCGGCATCTGCCTGTTCAAGTTCAAGGCACCGTTCCACAGCCTTGAGCGCGGCGACAGCCATCTTGATCCGCCGCTGCAGCTCAATGGCTCGGGCTTGCTTCTTGGCATTCATGATGGGCCTCGTTTCAAACTGGCGCCGCCCCGGGGCGAGATTGGAACGGGGCGGCGCCTTCCGCCGGTCAAGGGGGTGACAATCTTGCCGGCGAAATCTATCGCTCTCTCGCGTGCACTATGCTGCCGTTGAAACGACGCCAACCGCGGAAGGACGATTTTCGCTTGATCCCGAGATCTTTACGTCGCACACGTCGTGATTTTGAAATAGCAGGCAGATCTCGGATAGCAGTTTTGCGGCTATGGCAGGATCGGCAACAGCACACGCAATTTTCAAGCGAACCATTCCCGCCGAGTGCGCAGGGAATTCGGTGGTCATATTCTATTCCTCCGGTTGCCAATGGTGCAGTACAGACTTCACAATGCCCGCTTGACCTTTCCCAAGCGGCTTCTTTTACTTTGTTGGAAAATTCGTTGCGTTTCATCGTTGGTTCATTTGGGTCGGCATCCGCGCCTGTTTTACGCAATCGCCATGGACCGCGCCTTCCGGCTGCAGTTGCTAAAGCTGCAATTCAAAAGTTTGACTCGTGCAGGCGGGCTCATGCTGCGGCCCTGCCATCGTTTGGCTCGATCATTGCCTCGAGCTCGGCGCGGACAGATTCCTCGGTTGTGCCAGGCGGGAGCCAGCGGCTGGCGATGACGTGAACCGCACGATCGTAGAACGCAGAGAAGCGACTCTGGTCCATGCTGCCCCAACTGATCGAGCGTAGGATGAAGAACGCTTTGCCGCTGTCTGGATCGATGTAGGTGTCGACCTCGCCGGTGGCGATCTTGATTGCGGTCTTGGCCTTCTCGACGGTCTCGAAATAGGGCGTATGCTCGACCATGAATTTGAGGATGGCGAAGAACTTTCTGTGATGTCCTGGGTTCCTGCGCGCCTTGACGGTCAGCACGACGTCACGCTCCTCGCCGACGGATTCGAGAAGGTCTAGCCCTTCCTGATCCACCGGGACGAAAGTGCGCCGTCGACGCCTGAATACGGCAGATGTCATGCCAACTCGCCCAATTCCTTGAAGCCGACAAGAATGTTCGGTGGGCGCGGGAACGCGCCGCCGGTCCAGTGCCAGAGATGCAGAACCTTGGAATAATTGTTGATGTAATCGGCTTTCGGTGGATGAAACTGCACCACACAGTCATCCTCTGCCCAGAACAAGTCCTTGACAAAACACATCTCTTGCCAATTCGGGATGCGGCGGCGGATCGATACGCTGACGTGCTCCCACTTGCCGTCACTAGCGATGATAGTCAGTCTCTCTCCACATGGTCCCGGCAATTCAAATGCACCGAACGGCTCGCCCGGTCGGCTAGCATAGTCGCCCTTACGAATGCGGTACTCTTCCAGGTTGCTCTTGATCTGGATCATTCCTGCGCCTCGATCCGCTTGTAATGCTCGTCCCATAGCGCCTTTACCCGCTTTCGATCCGGCGGAAAGACATTCGGCAGGTTCGGACCGACCAGAGTTTTCTGCGCATCGAATAGCGAGGCCATATCCTCGCAGGCGGCGTAAGCGCCTTCCACGTCCTTGAGGAATTGCGCACCGTCGAAGACATCTTCGGCGGTTGCACGCAGAATTCCCCGCACGTCCTCAGCCGTAGGCAACTCGCTGTCTTCCGACCACTCGATCGATTGGCCATCGTCCAAGCCGGCCTCGAACTCGTGCACGAGATCAGCCTCGGTCGGTTGTGCCTTCCTCGCAGCCGGTGGCGGCGGCGGGCCGTCGTCCTTCGGCGTGACATCGCGCATGCCGTTGGTGCCTATGCGCTCGGCCTCGTCGGGATCTACAATGCCGGAAAACCCGAAGGCATATCGTGCGGCTTGGATCAGCGCTTTGTGCCGCAGCATCCGGCGCGGCCAGCGCTTCCATGGCTCGGTCGGCCGATAGCATTCGGCTAGGTATTCGGTGACGGTCGTCGGCTTGCTGCGATCCTTGCGCCAGATGCGTGCGGTGATCGATGCCACCTTGCCATCGCTATCGAGATGGTCGTCGAACTCGATGCCGTCACAGTTGGGTTGCCGATTGACAAGACTCGCCCATCCATCAACGGATACGATCGGCTGGATGCCACCGCCGGGCGCCGGAAAGGCGTAGATCTCCTTGGTGAGCGGGTTCAGGCCGTATTCGTTTGCGACCACGAGGAAGGCGGCAAACTGCTCACGCGAGGCATTCTTGGGGACAACAGTTGCCCGCAAGGTTGCCTCAAAAGCAGCCGCCTCCATCCCGTACTTCGTGGCCATGGTGACCACTACGGATCGGCGCGGTAGTTCAACTGGCTGATTCATGCCGCCCTCTGTTCCTTGACCACGCGACATCCCGGCAGTGAGATCTTCTGCTTAGCCGCCGCATCAGCGATGGTCTGCATGCATGCGAGAACTTCGGGGTGATTAACTAACTCCGCAATCATTGTGGAATGTTGCCAAGTGTCCTCATAAATGGTGTGTTCTATACATCCACGTGAGACATTGAATTGTTTGCTGAGATCGGCAAATAATTTTCTAATCGGTCTCTTTTCTAATTTTGCGCAGGAGTATGCTCGCCGGATCAGAAATACCTCGGCCGCAGATAACACAGCCATGCCGTGTCGGCTTCCTTGAGGCCTCGTTCCATGGATAATCTTATCGGCTTCGTTTTCTTTTCGCGTTTTCCAAGCCAAATTCAGATAGTGATTATTGGTTTTGCTCCCGTCCAGATGCGCCGTGAAGTGATCTAGCGATGGTCGCGGTCCATGAAATGCAGCGCAAACGAGGCGATGAACCTTCGATAGCTTTTGACCGCCATGCCATCGGCCAAGCCAAAGACCAATTGTAATATAGCCGTCTTTGCTCTGGTAACTGCTCATAAGACGATCACCATGACGGACGCGACCGTGTGATGAAACGTCATAGCCCGGAAATTCAGCAATAGGCCGCCATTGTTCGTCGATCATGCTGCCACCATCGATTTGATAATCCGCGTGCCAGGCAACTCAACTCTTGCTTTAGCGGATGCATCCGCTATCCGTTGGGCTGTCTCTCTGATTTCTGGATGGGTTTTTAATGAAGCGAGAAGCACATCCCAATCTGTAATTTCCGCTGATAGCCGAGTTCGCAACGCCGTCGACCGCTTGGATGAGCCGGCCGTCAATCGCACGTTCGGCAAGGTCGCGGGATCGGCGCCGGATAGAACTGCAGCGGCATCGGCCTTCTCGGTCGCTTCAACTTTCTTGGCGAGGAACGGCGTTACTACCGCCAGCTTCAACCGCCGTTTCAGTTCGGCGGCACGATCACGTAGACCAAACCATTTGCGGTCGACGGCGCGGCCGGCCTCAAGATGCGGTTCTTTCTCGTCCTTGTGCAGCCGCGAAATCTTGCCTTCGAGCTCGCCGAAGGTCTGTGCCAGATCGGAAGCCTGATTGCATTCCGTATCGGACTGTGCCGCGCCGGCGGCGATCAGTTTTTCGGCCTCACGCGCGAGATCCGCAATCCGATCCTTGAGCGCGGCGATGTCGTCGGCGACCGGCGATTTGTTGTGCCCCACGACGGCGACATGCTCATCCGGCCAGTGGCCATTGATCAGGCGAAAATCGTAAGCGTCCTTCCTGACCGGCTGCTTGCTGGCGTAAGGCCAGATCTCAAGCGCGCGCTGCTCATCGAAGTCCTTGCCGTCGAGGTGGCAGCGCTGCTTGCCGGTCTTGCTATCGATCCAGTAGGCGACGGGAGAAAAGCCGTCCTGACCTTTGCGGCGAACGCGGTAATAACCTGTCTGGGGCTCATCCTCAGTAATCGACGCGGCGTTGCCGGCAAGCGCGTTCTGCCACCACGTCCATTGCGAATCTGCAGTCACTTCAGTCCTCCCAATCGAATTGCTGTTCCCAGTGGGCATCGTCGCAGCGTCGGTCGCGCTCGTCATCAGGATCGGGTTCGATGCTGCGGCATTCATCACAAGCCCATGTTTCCATGTTGCCGAATGCCCAGCATTGGGTGAGGTGCCTCACGCGACCGCAGCAGTCACACTCACCTTCACACTCAACGCCGGACCCGAATTCAGAATCGGCAGGGTTGGTGGTCTTCCATTGGTCGTAGGTGGTCATGACGACAGCACCGCGCGGGCGAGGACGGCGAGGCGGGCTTCTTCCTGCGCCTCGGCGAGTGCCTTGCGCAGATGCTGCACCCGCTCGTGGTCGCGTGGGAGCGCTAAGCCGTAATCCGCTTTCTCCAATTCAAATGCGATCTGGCGAATGCGCTTGGCGTGTTCGTCGAAGGTCATGACCGCAGCCTCAATTCGATGTGCACTTGGTTACGAGCGATCCATCAGAATCTCGGTATGTGATGCAGGTCGTCGTCCGCGACTTTGACTGTCCGGCTGCGTAACAGCTCATGATGTAGTCAGGGCAGGCCGACGCTGGGGTACAGACTGCTACGGATGCCACCGCAATTGCGGCAACGGCAAAGATGCGAAAGCGGGTATTCATTTCGGTTCAAACTCCAAGGATTGCGATGAATGCCAGGAGCATCGCGCTAAAGACCGCCAGCACGACGATGAGGGTGACTTCCTCGGGGACGATCCTGTGCATGGGCCTATTATGCATATCGCATAGCGCTCGTCAATGCGTTTCGCATAATAAAGTGCGGGCGCAGAAATGCGCCGCGCATTGCCCCTGTGGATAAAAGCCGGGAGATCAGTCTTTGCGGGAGGCTAAATACTTAAGAAATGCAATGGCTTGCCGCTTGTCTTCGGGCCGAAGTTGCTCATACAGGGCCTCAACTTCGGATTGTTGTCCGGGTTTCATCGACCCCTTGCCGTACAAAAGCCAATCTACTTTGACCCGGAAGAACTCAGCATAGTGCTCTGCGGCCCGTCCTAGCCCCCTGGAGCCGTTTTCGTGCCCTAGGTAGGTAGATCGCACCACCCCCATGGCTTCTGCCGCGTCTGTGGCTTTCCGATAGCCAGCAGCCTCGCGGGCCAGGATCAGTCGATCGCTCTCGTCGCTCATAAAATGCATTATGCATGACGGCATTATGCAACAGGCATTGACAGCTATTATGCGGTATGCATAATGACCACATGCCCACGAGCGACGACATCAAGGCTGCCCGTCTCAGGCTCTGCGAGAACCAGACGGAATTCGCCAAACGCTTTGGGGTCGATCAAGCCACCGTTCACCGGTGGGAAACGAAAGGGCTGCCCGCGCGCGGCGCCGCACGGGTAGCAGTCGAAAATCTGCTGGACAGCTTGTCACCGGCTGGCCCCTTGGGGGCCGCCGAATGACGACCCGCCTGCAACGCCTTTCCCAGACGGCGCGCAAGGGCGCGCGGGTCCGCCAGCGCCTTGAGCGGCTCATTCCTGCTCGGCGCGCGCGGCGTCGGAAGCATCCAGTTTCACCGGTTCCGAAGCACTCCCAGACTGAGACTGACGTGTCGGTCGCGTCAACGACCGACCCGCCCGCGTAACGATCCGCTCGGCGACCAAACCAAGACTGTTCCAAGTGCTGCCTTTGCTCTCGCTTCTCATGCCCGAAACGGTGGCATGGGAGATTGCGATGGCGCGCACGAAAAATGTTCGAAACCGGATAGCGAGTAGCGTTGTGAGTTTAGCGGAGGAGGTGAGAAGCGCCGCAACAGAGCTCGTCAGGCGGGAGGAGTATCGCGTCGGTTCACGCATGCTCGCTTACGAGAATGTCGGCGCGATGATCGGAGCCTCAGGTGCGTGGGTTCGCAAGTTCGTCAAAGGGTACGCCGAGGTCGGCATCTCGTTCCCGGTGGGGATGAACATCATCGCGCTCTACGAGCGTTTGTGTGAGCGGATCGAGGCGGACGCGGAACGTCGATTGGGGAACGCCCGTGCGGCTAGTGCGAGCAATAGCGAAATGGATCAGAGCTTGGATCGCCGAACAAACCGCAAAGAAGCATTAGATCAATGATGCGGGGCCAACATGAATCACGCGACGGTTTGGCTTCCCGAACACGTCGTGCTCGCAATCGATCTTCACGCTCGGCATTTCTCCGCGCAGGTGGCGGCCGATGAATTTGCCCGACTTACCGGCAAGGCAACCACGCGCAACGCCATGATCGGAAAATGGAACCGGCTTGGATTGCGAGCTGATGACCAGCCGGTGATCAGGAAGGTGCGTGCTCCCGAAAACAAGAGGCCCGTCCGCATGGTGCCGTCGCCACCGCTGTCATCGCCACAACCGCCGCTAGCCGAAGCCGAACCGCAGTTATCGCCGCGGCCGTGCGACATCATCGGCCTGCGTTTGCACGACCAGTGCCGCTGGGTCATGTCCGATCCGCGCCGGTTCCCGGTGTACTACTGCGGCGGCGAGCGCGAGTTTCCCGGTGATGAGGCGCCGCACATGTACTGCATCCATCACGCACGGCGAGCCTTTGCGGGAAAGGGGCGGGCATGAGTCCGTTTGGCGATCTCCCGCGTGGGCATTACGGGGCGATCCTGGCCGACCCGCCGTGGCGATTTGAGGCTTGGTCGGAATTCAAAGAACTGAAAAATGGCGACAAAACTCGTGCGGTCGAGCGCTATTACGATGTGATGACGACGCGCAAAATCTGTGCGCTAGCGGTGGATGACTTGGCCGCATCAGATTGTGTGCTGTTCTTATGGGCGTGCTGGCCGCAATTGCCGGATGCGTTAGCGGTAATTGATGCTTGGGGCTTCAAATTCAAGACCGCGGCTTTCGTTTGGACAAAAGCTCACGCCGGCCAACTAGAACTTTTTGAGCAGGCGCTACCAGCACAAGTGGGAATGGGTTATTGGACGCGCGCTAATAGCGAGCCTTGCTTGCTGGCGACACGCGGCCGGCCAAAGCGCATTAGCGCTGACGTTCGCCAAGCGATCATCGAGCCTCGGCGTGAACATTCCCGCAAGCCGGACGGCATTCACGAGCGCATCGAGCGGCTGGTAGCCGGTCCTTACCTTGAACTGTTCGCGCGCCAGCAACGTCCGGGCTGGGACGTATGGGGCAATGAAACCGAGAAGTTCAAGCCAATAGCTATGCCCGATTCAGCGCAAGAATCTTGGGCCGAGATGTGGTCGCGGCCGTTCGACTTCTCGCAGGAGCCGACGTCATGACCGACCGCCTCGACCTTGCGCGCCGCCGCGCAATATGGGCCAAGGACGCGCGGCAACCTGAGCCGAAGCCCGCGCCCGCGCCGCAGCAGCCACCGCCCAAGCCGGTCGAGCTCATCACGCCCATAGTCAAACGACATCCCATGGTGATCATTCAGCGCGCCGTCGCTGCAGCCTATGGCATTGAGTTTGCGGAGCTGCTCAGTCCGCGCCGCACGAAGAAGTATGTCCGTCCGCGGCAAATTGCGATGTTTCTCTGTTCGAAACTGTTGCCGGTATCGCTGCCGCAGATCGGGCGCCGCTTCGGCGATCGCGACCACACCACCGTGCTGCACGCGATCCGTAAGGTCGAGGAGTTGCGGCGGGTGGATCTGAAATTCGATTTCGAGTTGTCAAAACTGATGGATGATCTGAAGGAGACGCTGACATGACGATGCCAAAAGTCACGCCGATGCCACCGCCGCCGGCACGCCCAAACCGGGTGCAGCATGACACCTTTGCCGAGGAGGCGCTGCGCGCAGCTCAACGCCACATCGACCAGGTGCAGGAAATCGACCGGCTGGGCCAGGAGCTTGAGGAGTGGCGCCGCCGGGCGCAGCTCGCCGAGGCCGAGGCTAGGCGTCTCGACCAGCGCAATGAGGATCTGCAGGCCGCGCTCGAGCGCGAGCGGGAGCGGCTCACCGATGAACGTGATGCGTACCGCAACCGTGTCAATTCCCTCGTCTCGGGATTCCATACGGCCGGCGGAATCATTTTGCGGCTGTTGGAAACGGCGCAAGGCGAGGTCCGACCGAACGTCAACTTGACGACATTGGCCACTGAAATCGAAAAGGTGGCTGAGCAGGAGCAGCAGCCGCCACCAGACGAACCGTTGCCAGGATTTCTGGCCGCAGGACCACGAAGCGATGAAAAATGAGAATGATCGGGCGGTTTGATGAAGTGGTACAAGCGCGATCCGGCAGCGGCGCTTGAAGGGATGCTCGGTCTGACGATCGAGGAACGCGGCGCCTACAATGCCTTGATCGATCTCATTTATGCACGCGCGCCGCGAGGTGGGGTCACAGATCAATTAGTTTGCAAGGCTTTAGGGTGCCGTCCACAGGTCTGGCGGCGGCTCAAGGCCAGCCTTGTGGACAAGGGTAAGGTTTGGGAAAGCCCGCCCGGAAACCTACTAGCAAACAGGGTAGTTACAGAGGTAGTTTCAGCGGAGTTTCGGACCCAAAACATGGTCAGATTAGGCCAGGTTTCAGCACTCAAACGTAAGGAACTCAATAAGTTACTTGATGGGGTGTGGCAAAAAAGAGACCCAACGGCCACGTTGGAGACACCCAGATCTAAGAAAGAAAGAGTCTTTCTTACTGCTGCGCGCGAGTCTGCGGAACCAAAGCGGGTAGCCGAGAAGCGTGTGTGTGACCTGACCAAAGCCGAACTCGAGCAATCATTCGCAGCCAAACGTAAGTAATTGAAACGGAAGGAACCTTTTTCGATAGGTTTCAATTATTTGTCGAATTAATCGAATTTCATAGCGTTTAACCTTGCCGAATTCGCTGTTTTGAGTATTATGCGCACTGGGACCGCCGGTGTAGCGACGGCCCCAGCACGACTTGGCACAGTCCGTTGGAGCGGTCCTATGCCCACCGAAGATCCTATCACATTTGCGCGCGCCTGCGCGGCCGGCTGTTTTGCAGTGCGGCAATTAGCCGATGGCACATGGATTGCCATCGTGCCTGACCCCTCAAGTCCTTGTTACATCATCAGTGTTGCGCCTGTTGCCCTGCATCCACAGGGCAATGGGAGCAGCATGCTCAACATGTCGGGCAAAGCCCGCCATGCTCACCAACCAGGGAGGCAGTAATGCCCGCACCCCGCTACAACGGTCAGCCCGCACAGGCAGCCGACATTCCGTCGTTATGTGCACAATACGTCGGTGTCGAGCCGACGCTCGACGAGCAGTACGATCGTCGCCAAGTCCGCTTGCTGGATCGTGTCCAGTCGCGGATCGACGCCAACAACGCGCCCGACTTCATGGTCAAGCGCTATGCCCACCAGATGGCGGAAAGCCGTTTCCCGGCTCCACTGCTTACCTCGGATCATATTCCGGTGGACGGCAATACTCGCGTCAAAGCCCATGCGATGCGCGAGACACGCTATATCGAGGCGTGGGTTCTACCGATTGCCTGGGCAGATGCCGACGCCGCGATGCAGCGCAAGCTCAAGCTTTTGAGCCTTGCACTTAACGCGATGAACGGCTTGCCGCTGGATGAAATCGAACGCACTGGCTATGCGGTCGAGCTCATCAAGGACGGCGTCAGCGACGAGGAAATCGTCGGTAAAACCGGCCTTGTCTTGTCGAAGGTCACATCGCTGCGGGCTCAACAGCGTGCGAAGGAACGCTTGGTCAATCTCGGTATCGACGCTGATAATCTCAAGTTTGCCGATACCGTCTTGCGGGCTTTCGGCAAACAAAATGCGATGCAACTGGACGACGCGAGTTATTCCAGTCTCGTCGAACTGTCCAAGGATGCCCAGCTTAAGGGCAATCAAGTCAATTCGCTCGCGACCTCACTCAACGAGGCGGCATCGGTGGAAGGCCGCAGCGAGCGGTTGACTCGCGAGCGGATTGCGTTGGCGCCTCAAATTCAAGCGATCCAGCATGGCCAGCAACAGCCGATCTTGACGGACAAACTGCGCAAGGCTCTCGAACAGTTGCTCGATAAGCCCGTAACGGCATTCCTCGAGGGCAACTCGGAGAAGGCTGGCGATTACGTCCAACTGCTGGATAAGGCAATCGATAAACTAGCTGAGGTTCGTGATTTGCAATTGAGCCAGCGCGGCTCACAGGCAGTATCGCAGGCTCAGGCAGCGGCGACGGTCCAGTGATGTTTACGAGCGGCGATCGCAGAGGCTGGCTTCAAACTGTGGCCAGCAAAATCATGGACGGCGGCTCATCCCCGCCGTCCATAGACCGACTCAACCTCATCGTTCCTCCCGACGTCGTGACAAAAATGAACGACGGCCACGTTACCGCTGCGCGCGCGTTTGGTGAAGACCGGCGCGATGATTATCGGGCAGGTTGGCATGTCATCATTGGGGAGATGGTCACGCTCCTGCGCGAGCAGGGCTTTGTCGGCGGCAGTGACCAGGCTTTGACTTGGATCAAGCCGCTCGATGGCGAGTGGAAAGTCACGATGGCCGACGACGGCCATCAGCTTGTCGTGCAGGGGCAACGCGAACTCCGCATGTCGCGGGATCGCATGATCGTCGGCGAGCGCAGCGAGGCAGACGGCAGCCGTGTCGGGCCTCCAAGTTTATTTGAAGCCGGCAGAATCCAGCCGCTTGAGCTGCAAGTGGTCGGACCGCGCGGTGGCACCACACAACAATCATTCGAGTTGCATCCGCTCGCCTTGGCGATTCCGCCAATGACTGAGGCCGAGCGCGAAGTATTGCGTAAAAGCATCGAGCGCGACGGCGTCAAAGTTCCGATCGTCATCTTCCAGAAGAAAATTCTGGATGGACGCAATCGTAGTTATTTTGCTTCGATCTTCAAAACGCCAGTTCGCATCGAGGAATTCGTCGGCACCGAAGAAGAGGCTCGCCGCCACGTTGCAATCCTCAATCTTCATCGTCGGCATTTAACGACGGCACAACGCTATCTTGCGGCGGATAACCTGTTCGGCAAGCAGGCCGAGAAGGAAGCGGCGGAAGCGATGGTCCGAAAGCCTATTTCTGCGGTGCTAAAAATAGCACAGCAGAATCAAGCCAACGGTGGCGGCAAATCGCACGAACGTGCCGCCAAACTCGCCAAGGAAGCCGGTATCGCCAACATCAAACCGGCTGGTATGAGAATAATAAAAGTGCTCCGGAACGCTCCGGAAACCAGGGCCGCCGTTGAACGTGGAGAAATCAGCACCGTCAGTGACGCGCATAAGAAGGCGCTGGGGGAACTGCGTCAATCGGCGCCTATAACCGCGCAGACCGCCGATGCGCTCTCGATCAACAAACGTCTCGGTCGCTGCGTCACCGAACTGCAAGCTATTCTGAAAGACACCGATGGCGAAGCTCCGGTTGGCAATCCACCTGAGATCAGCAGCAAACTTGATCAGATTGAGATACTCACACCGAAAGTTCGTCACATCTTACGACAGCGCAAGATCATTGCGTGAGAGCCTATGGTCGTCGCGATGGTGAATAGACTAGCCTATGTTGAAGCCATCACCGCCGCCGACAAGCTCGCCTGCGCCGAACGCGAGCTGCGGCTGCGCCGGCGCAACTACCACCGCTTCATCGCCACCGGCCGCATGTCCGTGCGCAAGGCCAGCTACGAGTTCGCCGTGATGCGCAGCATAGTCGAGGACTACCGCGCCGCGGCGGAAAAGGAACGATTGCTGTGAATGTTTCACGTGAAAACGCAAAAGCCATAGGACGGCCGCTGGTGCGGTTTTCAGGCTGGAGGGCATCTGGGGTAGGGTCAGATGGTTTTAAGCCGCCAGCGCCCGCCCGTGCTTGATCTTGTGGTTGAATTCCCGCCCGCGACCATGTATGGGGAAAACGACCGGTGGTTTCTGGGACCTGGCCGCAAAGCGAGGGTGCGCGCATCATGCCATGGGGCCTCGTGCTTACGGAACATCGTTCGGAGTCCCGTGCTGCACGAGAGCTCGATCGCATCGGCGCGCGCACCATCCTAGCCAAATACCGCGACCAGTACCGCCACAAGCTCTTGCTCTTCCCGCGTTATCTGTTCGTCGACCTGATCGACGAGTGGCGCAAAATCTTCCGCGTGAACTACGTCCAGCGCCTGTTCACCTCGGGCGACAAACCTTGTATTGTTCCCAACAGGTTCATGGCCGAGCTTCAAGCTAAGATGAAGCCCGACGGCACCGTGACCATGGAGCCTAGGGAACGCTTCACCATCGGTGACCGCGTCGAGATCATTCGCGGTCAGTTCAAGTCCCTGCTCGCAACCTATGACGGCCTCTCGCCGCGCCAGCAGGAAACCGCCCTAATCGAGATCCTCGGACGGAAGGTCCGCGTGGAGTTCCAGCCCGGCGATCTCGCGTCTGTGTGACTACCCGGCGCGCGCAAAAGCAAAAACGGTCAGCGCGCGGGACCGGGCAACAGCATGGGGGCAGGTGAGCAAAGTGTGCGAAGAAACGAGCAATGCCACAATTCCAGCCGGGCAACCAACTCGCCAAGAATAATCGCCTCTACGTCACCGAATTGATTATCCGAAAGCTCGATGAACCAGATGAGCTCACCGGCAAGCCCATCAAAGAGGAACTGGTCAACGCGCTATTCAAGCTCGCGATGGGCGTCAGGCTCCTCAAAAAAGGCCATCTCCTCAATAAAACAGAACCAAACCTCAAGGCTCTCCAAGAGATCATCAATCGCTGTGAAGGTAAGGTTCCCGTCCGTATTGACCTTGGGGTCAACGAGAACCAAGACCTATTGGAAGTGATCGAACGTGTGGTCGTTCGTGAACGAGCCCGAGCCAACGGCAGCAACGGCCACCTCATCGACATCACTCCCGAAGCGGAAGAAGCTGAGGATCGAGACGGCTGAGGTCTTCGAGCCGCTGCTCGATTACAAACGCTATAAGGGTGCGCGCGGCGGAAGAGGTTCAGGGAAATCTCACTTCTTCGCGGGATACGTAGTTGAACGCTGCCTGCTGAATCCTGCGAGCCGGATCGTCTGCATTCGCGAATATCAACGCAGCCTGCAGCAGAGCGTCAAGCTCCTGATTGAAGACAAGATTGAATCGTTTGGCGTCGGCCATCGCTTCCATCGCACACGTGAACATATTCAAGTGCTCGATCGCGCCGGAATGCCGCAAGGTTTGATCATCTTTCAAGGCATGCAGAACCACACCGCTGAGACGATCAAATCGCTCGAGGGTTTCGACGTTGCGTATGTTGAGGAGGCGCAGAGCCTGTCGATGCGCAGCTTCACTATGCTGCGGCCAACGATACGCAAGAGTAAGTCGGAGCTTCTCTTTGCCTGGAACCCGCGCTCAATGGATGATCCGGTCGATGTGTTCTTCAGGGATGATCAGCGCACCGATACGATCTTTGTCCATGCAAACTATGACGCAAATCCATGGTTTCCCGCTGAGCTGCGCGCTGACATGGAGTACGACAAGCGGCGCGATCCCGATCGTTATGCGCACGTGTGGTTGGGTAAGTATCAGACGCAATCAGAGGCGCGGGTGTTTCACAACTGGCGCATCGGCGATGAGCGCGAATTCAGTACCGATGCGAAGACGCGATACTACTTCGGTGCGGATTGGGGCTTCGCCAGCGATCCGACCGTGTTGATCCGCGCCTACATCAAGGAGCGCATCCTGTATGTGGATCGCGAGGCTTATGCCATCGGCTGCGAGATCGATCGCACACCAGCGCTGTTCGACCAGATCGATGGCGGCCAGGCGCGCAAGTGGCGCATCATTGCAGACAGCGCGCGGCCCGAGACCATCTCTTACATGATGAAGCACGGCTATCCGCGCATGGTACCAGCCAAGAAGGGCAAAGGCTCGGTCGAGGACGGTATCGAGTTTCTGAAGAACTATGACATCGTGGTGCATCCAGATTGCCGACGTACCATCGATGAGCTGACCACCTATTCGTACAAGATCGATCGGCAAACCGAAGAGGTGCTGCCGATCTTGGATGATGACAAGAACCACGTCATCGATGCGCTGCGCTATGCGGTCGAGAGCCTACGCACCGGGCACAATTATGACACTTCTATGTCATGGGTTTAGTGATGGCTCGTAGGTTTAGTATCGAGCGACTTGAACTGGATGAGGCCAATGCTTTCGTGCGCGAGCATCATCGCCATCATAAGCCGGTGATCGGACATCTTTTCTCAATTGGCGCATCACTCGATGGCCGGATTGTCGGGGTGTCGATTATCGGGCGCCCTGTCTCTCGGCGGCGAGATGATGGAGTAACTTCCGAAGTGACCCGGCTCTGCACCGACGGCACGCCAAACGCTTGTTCGTTTTTGTACGGCGCATCTGCCCGAGCTTCATTCGCTCTCGGTTTCAAACGCATCGGTACGTATATCCTCGCGACCGAACCAGGCACATCCTTGATGGCGACGAATTGGCGGCTGATCGGTGAAACGCCGGGGCGATCTTGGTCGGTCCCGTCGCGACCACGTGTGGATACGCATCCACTACAGAAGCGGTTGCTATTTGAACTGGCGGCTATCTGATGGGCATTGCGTGGGTTGACGGTTTTGTAAATATGCTGGCCGGCATGGGCGTGCCGGGGCGCGATAAGTTTGCGTCGCAGAGCTATTCGTTCGTGCCGATGACGCAGTACGATCTCGAGGCCGCGTATCGCGGTGACTGGATTGCGCGCAAGGTCATCGACATTCCGGCCTTCGATATGACTCGTGAATGGCGGGAGTGGCAGGCCGATGAAGCGCAGGTTGAGCTGCTCGAGGAAGTAGAGAAGAGCCTATTCGTTCAGCAGAAGGTGCAGCAGGCGCTGATCAAGAGCCGGTTGTATGGCGGCGCGATCATGATCATGGGCGTCGACAACGGCGCACCAGAGGAAGAACTGGACCCAGAGAGCGTCGGCAAAGACAGCCTGAAATTCCTGCATGTCGTGTCGATGATCAATGTCTCGGTCGGCCCGCTCGATACCGATGTGACATCGCCATACTATGGTTTGCCCACCTGGTATGAAGTCCGCAGTGGTCAGCAGGGCAGTTTGACTGAGCAAGTGCAGTTGCATCCCAGCCGCGTGGTGCGGTTCGTCGGCATGCCGCCGCCCGATCAGATGCTGAGCGGCCAAACATGGGGCGACAGCGTTCTGCAACCGGTCAATGACGCGGTGAAGATGTGCGGGCTGGTGACCGGCTCGCTGGCGACGCTGATCAGCGAGCTCAAGATCGACATCATCAAGATCCCCAGCCTGACCGACATCGTGTCGACCGCCGAGGGCGAGCGCAAAATGATTGAGCGCTTCAGCGCGGCCAATGCGCGCAAATCGGTGATCAACACCGTCATTCTCGATACGGAAGAAGAGTGGGAGCGGGTGCAGGCAAACTTGGCGGGCGTGCCCGAGATTATTACCACCTATTTGCAGATTGCATCGGGCGCGGCGGACATACCGGCCGGACGGTTTCTCGGCCTTCCGCATCGCGGGTTGAACGTCACCGGAGAAGCCGATTTCCGCAACTACTACGACAAACTGGCGGGCGAACAGACCACCATCCTTACGCCAGCGATGTCGGTGCTCGACGAGGTGATCATTCGCTCGGCATTAGGCTCGCGGCCGCCCGAGATCTATTACGAGTGGAATAGCCTTTGGCAATTGAGCGACGGCGACAAGGCCGACATCGCGCTCAAGAAGGCGCAGGCTTATCAGATCGACGTCAACGCCGCACAGATCCCGCCGGTGGCGCTGGCCAATGGCCGCGTCAATCAGTTGATCGAGGACGGCACCTATCCGGGCTTGCAGAACGCGCTCGAGGATGCCGCGGCCGAGGGCGACACCATCGAGGAGCAAAATCAGCCGCAGCCGATGCCCATGATGGGTGTTGACCCGGTGACCGGCGAGCCGCTCGATCCGAATGCGCCGCCTGATCCCAATGCACCGCCTGGCGGCAATGGTGGAACGCCGCCACCAGATCAAACCAAACCTTTGCCGACCGCGCCTCGGCGCCCTGGCAAGACATTGCCACGCAGTTGAGCGACCCGACCGGCACAGCCCGCTTGCGCCGCGCGTTCCAGGCCGAGGGCAACCGCCGTCTCGGCCAAGTCCGCTCGCTCACCCATACGATGCTGGTCGAGCACGATCTGATGCAGGCGCGCGACGAACCATGGGCACAGTTGTTTCCGCAACCGGGCCATCGGCTATCGGTGTTCGCCGAATGGTTCTCGCGCACGGTCAACATCCAATTGCTCGGCATGTCTTGGTGGGAGAAATATCTACAACGCGCCTACGATTCCGGTCTGGTAGCTGGCGGCAAACTGGTGGGCCCTCCTCCTGGCAACCAACAGCCGCTGCCGGCGGTGTACAGCGAGCTGGCTCGCCGCGAGCTCGCTGGCATCGCTGCCGCACTGGTGCAACAGGTGAGCAGGCAAGCCGGTACTGCATCTCTCACACGGCAAAAGCCGCAGCTCATGTACCGCCAGGTGCTCACCGCCATCCGCAAGGTCGGCATGGTACGGCTGCAGATGTTCGTGAACTACATGACGGTGCGGCTCCATAACGCAGCGCGGCTCGAGCAGTTTCGCGCGGCGGGCGTCACGCAGGTTGGGATCATTGCCGAGCGGCTGGTCAATCCGAAGCCGTCGCGGTTTCTGCGGCACGACCACGTCATCCATGATGCATCATCGCCCAAGCGGAAGTTGGCGGCACTGACCGCGGCGGCGGAAGAATTGCTGGCACAGCAACGCCGCGCGAGAGAGGCTGAAGAAGCAGCAGCACAAGCCGAGTTGCAGGCAGCAAGAACGAGTCTTGCGGCTGAGATAGCATCGCACATGGCGGGAGCCAAGGTCCCTCAATCGCTGGCGCAAGCGCAGTTGGAATTGCGGATCGCGCAAGGGCGTGCTCGAGCGGAAGTAGAAGCGGCAAAGGCCGCAACAGCGGCGCAAGAGGAAGAGGCCAAGGCGGCATGGGAAAAGGTTCTGGCCGCCAGGAGAGAGGCAAGAGCGGCAGGATACGCAGCAACGCGAGCTGCAAAAACCGCAGCCAAGACGGAGACGCCACGAGCGGCGGCAAAGGCAGAAGAAGCTAAGACTGCGGCAGTTGGAGCACAAGCGGAAGCGGTCGAGACCGAAGCCAAGAATGTGGTGCAGTTGCTGCCCAAAAGGCTTCTGGCAATAGGCGCAGAATACGTGAATGTGCTCACGGCGGGTGATGATCGCGTCTGTCAGGTTTGCGAGGACGCCAGCGAGGAAGGTCCGTATTCGCTCGAAGAGGCGCAAGGAATCTTGCCACTCCATCCGCGCTGCAGATGCGCCTGGGTGCCGGCAGTCGTAAAACCAGAGCTGGTGGCGGCCGAATGATCGATGGTTTCGAGGTGATGATGATCTGGCCGGGCGTCTATCTGGTGACGGCGATCATGGTCGATGCACCGGCGGTGCAACTCGGCATCTTCGGCAGTCTGGAAGACATTGACCACGCCGTTGATCTGTTCATGCAAGAGCGGCAACAGCAACGGCATCTGCACTAGGAGGACAATATGAGCCTGTCAGGTCTGGTGCTCGGAGTAATCAACATCGCAATCGTTATCGCGGTCCTACTTTTGGTAGGGGCCATAATTTTATGGTTTTTGTCGTGGATGGGGATGAGCGTGCCGGGCAACGTGCAGAAGGGCTATCTCGCCGTGGTGGCGCTGATCGGTCTCTACATGTTGGTGGCGCTGTTGTTCGGCATTCCCTCGATCCGCATCATCGGGCACGCGGCGCTGCCTCTGGTAGCTTGATGGATCGTGCGACGAAAGCGGCGATCATCATCTTTTGCGTGGTCGTGATCCTGATGCTTGCGATGGGGACCTACGGTTTTTGGTCCGGGGCCTGGGACAGTGACCTCTCGCCGCCCTGATGAGCAGACATGAATGGCTCTGGTATGGGGCAATTCTCGTGGTCGCGGTGCTCACGCTGGCAATCGGCTATTATGTGGGCATCATTGCCGCCGTGTTCTTCTGGGCGGTGGCCGTCCTGATCCTGCTTGCGCTGCGGCCATATTGAAGCGAGCGCACTATGTCGATCGTCGATGAAATAACTGAGCTGTTGAAGCAGAAGCAGCAGATCGACGGGCAACAGCAGGGCATCGCGAACTACGACGGCTGGGCGATCGAGGCTCTCGTGCTTCTGCTGCGGGCTGCGCTCGAGCAGGAGATGCAAAGAGAGCGGAACAATGCGTAGAGAGCGCAAGCCGTGGGTGACATGCGCTCTCACGATCAGACCGTGATCACCGTTGCGGTGGCGGCTGATTGGGTGGCTTCGGCGGCTGTTGGTCGGCCGGCTTCGGGTTGGGGTTAGGGTTTGGTTTACCCGGCTCGTTCGGATTCGGCATTGCGGCTACCTGAATTGGCCCACCTGCTGGCAAGATAACACCGCAGCGACCAACTCGTTCCTAGAGGCATATGGCACGCAGAGCCAAAGCACTAGCGAAGCTGCTCGCGCAGTTGGACGAGCTTGTGCCGAATCGAAACAAGTCGAGCGATGGCTGGGCGGCGTCGGCCGCGCACTCGGTGCAGAACCCGACCAGTGACCACGAGCCGGACTCGGCTGGTGTTGTCAGAGCGCAGGACATCACGCACGACCCGCGCGCGGGCATGGACACCTACAAGCTTGCCGATGTCATCAAGAAGAACCACGACAAGCGGCTGCGCTATCAGATCACCAACCGCAAGATCATGGGCGGCAACGAGGGGCCGCAGCCGTGGGTCTATCGCAGTTATAACGGCAAGAACCCACACGATGAGCACATCCACTTCTCAGTGCTGAAGGTGTTCGAGGACGACGAGAGTCCGTGGGATTTATCAGGCTTCCTCGTGGTCCCCAACAAGAGCGCGGCGGCCAAGACGCTGCCGCTGGTGAGCAAGGGTTCGAAGGGGTTCTACGTTTCGCTGGTGCAGACCTGTTTGGGCGGCTCGACGGTCGATGGCATCTTCGGGCCGATGACCGAGCAGGCGGTGCTGCAGTTCCAGCGCGATCACGAGTTGGTCGCCGACGGTGACGTCGGGCCGTACACGTGGCGCGAGCTGCTGCGGCCGATGGCGAAGGAAGTCCACCTGCTGCCGGACGACCCGCGCGGCAAGCTTGAAGCGATGGCGCAGGCTGCGATAGCGACTGGCTCGACCGCGAGCGTTGATGCCTTGGTGGCGTCGTTCCTCACGATCATCGAAGACATACTCCCGCCTGGACTGAAGCCACCGTCGGGGGTGGTGCCTAAGCCGTTGCCACCCCCGACAGACGGGACGCTGAACGAGCAGATTTATGACATCGTCGCCAAGTCAGCGATTGCGAAGTACCCATGGAAGTCGCGTGGCGTGGCGCCGTTGGCGTATCTCAATGGCATGGCGCTGGCGTTTAGCTCGCAGCTCACGCGGCTGCAGGCGGGGCACAGCGCAGCGATAGAGATGGCGAAGGCCGACACCCACAACGACGAGAAGGATGCGCTGTCTCGTTATAGGTCTAATTTTGCTGCCAAGGGGATGAGCAATGCAACCGCAGGTCCAGACACGTTGCGACATCTGTTCGTCCTTATGCTCGGACTGGGTATGCGTGAATCTAGTGGACACCACTGCGAGGGACGGGACCTCAGCGCAAGCAACACAACAGCAGACACGGCTGAGGCTGGTCTGTTCCAGATGTCTTGGGACGCAAACGGTGCAAGCAAGGAGATCGGCAAGCTGATGGACGAGTACGGCGACGACGAGGGCTTGTGTTTTCTCGGCGCGTTCGCGGACGGCGTCCAGTGCTCGACGTCGAGCTGGGCCAACTACGGCACCGGCAAGGGCCACGACTTCCAAAAGCTGGCGAAGGAGTGCCCTGGCTTCGCGGTGGCAAGCGCGGCTGTGTGCTTGCGAGTGCTGTGCAAGCACTTTGGTCCGATAGTGAGGAAAGAGGCAGAGATAGTCCCCGCTGCCGATGTGATGTTCGCCGAGGTTCAAAGGTTTGTTGAGCAGGAAGCGGCAAAGATCAGCGCGGCTGCTTAGCCCATCTTTGCTTTGCGCTTTTGCTCATAAGTTCTCGCGTCTTGGGAGAGTGTTTCCATCCCATATGCGGTGTGACAGGTCGCCTGTTCTTTGTCTGCTCGCTTTGCGTAGACCATCGCACGTTGCCCGGTTCGTAGTTGCCGTCGTTGTTGATGCGGTCGATGGATAGCCCCGGAGGTCGTTCGCCAATTTCGGCAAGGATGTCAGCGAGAAAGTTGGTGAAGTCCTTCCATCGTTCGCAGACTTGTATACCGCGCGCACCATAATTCTTGAAGCCCGGACGATTCGGGTTGGTGCAGCGCTGAACGATGTTGTGCCAAGCATCGTAAAGCGGGTGGACTTTCGTTCGAGCGTAGCCGTGCTTGAAGCTCTTTCCACAACCACAGGAGCAATTCTTGCGAGTGCGTAGATCACCTACTCGTCGGTTGCAGGAGTTGCCGCAGTCGCATTGGCACAGCCAAACGACTTTGTTGTTGGCGTCGGTGTGTAACGCGCAGATAGCGGTCAGTCGACCGAAGCGATGGTTTGAGATATCTGCTGGTTTGGGCATCGAGCTGCTCCATCAGTTCGAAGTCAAGTGGCGGCTGACGTTCCAAGCGTCGGCCGCTGCGCATTATAGCGGGGTTCCGCTGTGACAGCGATCATCCCGTTCAACGTGTGGGTCGACCGCTTCACCGACGCGGAGTTTTCGCTGTTCCGCACGCGCATGCGTGGCATCCAGTTCGTCGGCCCAAATATCTTGCGGCGCTGGGACCAGGCGGTGGCGGTCAACCTCGTCGACCTCGACGACCCGATCATACCGTTGTTCAAGGATGCGTTGATTCGAGAGGGTATCCTCCTGCCCGCGCGCGCTGAGTTGGTGTTCTCTACTGATGGCACCAGCCCGACGCCTCCGGTTGAGGGTGCGGGCGCGATGGGGCCGCAAGGTCCGGCAGGTCCGCCTGGGCCGCAAGGTCCACAAGGTCCGGCCGGTGCAGATGGCGCACAAGGCGCGACAGGGCTGCAAGGTGGGCAAGGTCCGAAGGGTGATCCCGGTGTACAGGGCACTGCTGGCACACCCGGCACGACCGGATCGCAAGGGCCGAAGGGTGACAAGGGCGACACCGGCAGCACCGGACCAGCGGGCGCTGATGGTGCGCAAGGCTTGCAGGGGCCGAGTGGACCGCAAGGCCCGCAGGGGCCGCAGGGGCCGCAGGGGCCGACGGGACCAGCAGGCATCGCCAGTGGTCCACCACAAGGCCGCCTGACATTGCAGACTGCCACGCCGGTGATGACGTCCACGCAGAGTGCGAAAACGACGATACTGTATTCGCCTTATTGCGGCAGTCAGGTGCCGATTTACGACGGCGCCAACATGGTTATGACGACGTTCGCCGAATTGAGCGTCGCCACCACCGACACAACCAAGAGCCCCGCCGCGATCGGAGCATCCAAGGTCAATGACTGGTTCATCTGGAATGATGCCGGAGCCATCCGTCTTGGCCACGGCCCGGACTGGACTAGCGACACAACGCGGTCGGCCGCTACCGCGCTCACAATCGTCAATGGCATTCTGCTTAACAACGTCTCGATCACCAACGGCCCGGCGGCACAGCGTGGCACCTATGTCGGCACCACACGCAGCAATGCGGGCTCAACACTGGACTGGATTTATGGAACGGTGGCGGCGGCTCCGGTTGCGGGATTGTTTGGTGTCTGGAATATGTACAATCGAGTTTATGTATCGAGCTTAGTGGGCGATCTTGCTGACAGTTGGACGTATAGTTTGGCTGCGGTGCGGGCAGCCAATGCTAAAACTACGATGCGACATAGTTTCGTTAGTGGTGTGGCTGAAGACGCTTTTGAAGCTGTTTATACTTCTCATGGGACAGGTGCAACCGTAGTGATTGTGGGTGTTTGTTATGATGTAACCAATGCATTTAGTGGAGTAACCGGTTTTGCATTCGGGCTTGGAACGGCGTCTGTGTCACTGATGGGTGTCCATATTACTACTGCTTTAGGGTTTCATTTTTTTCAGGCTGGAGAGTCGGCTGGTGCTGCGACCAGTGCAAATTTATTCGGAGATAACGCTGATGCTACACTCTATAAAACAGGTATCGTTTTCAAGGGGTGGATGTGATGGATGCGGCAACGCTCAATGATGCCATCGCTGAAGTCTGCCCCGTGATCAGTACGAGCGTGGGGAAAGCGGATGATCGAGCAACTTGGTCATTCGTACCTGGGGCCAATGCGACACAGCCGCAGATCGACGCTGGCAACAATGTCATCGCGACCATACCCATTGACACCAAAGCTGTTGGCTTATCGACGGAAGAATTTATCAGCCGATGGACCAATGCCGAATATCTAGCGCTGGAAAAAAAACGTGCAGCCGATATCACAGCCAACAAGGTCGGCAACGCCAAAAATTGGGATCAGGTGATCGCCGGTTCGACAATCAATATGAACAAGCAAAAGGTACAGAGCCTGAAAGCTGATCTGGTGACCGACGGCATCCTGACGCAAGCGCGGGCGGATGAGATCTTTGCATGAAAGAGATGAGCACCGGCTGAGCGTGACGGGCTTCATCTCGGCTAGGCGAATTCGATAGGAGGGCAACATGGCGATCGGTATGGGCAGCATCATCGGCATCGGCCTGAAGGTCGTGGCCAACAGAGACAAGATCGCCGCAGCATGGCAAACAATCGTTCCGATCGTGCAGGAAGTGCGTCGCAATTATCCGAAGATCATCGACTTGCTCGACGAGATCGCGCCGGGGTTAACGACGCCGAAGGCGGAGCCCGAGGGATTCTCGGTCGAGTGGCTACAGGAAAGCTTGAACACGCTGATGGATGCGAAGTTGATCGTGGATGGAGAATACGGCACGGCAACCAAGGAGGCCGTGACCATGTATCAGCAGGCCCATAGTCTTGTGCCAGACGGTTGGGCGGGTGTGGCTACCCAGGCATCGATCTACGAAGAACTGGCAAAGCACAAAAAATGAGTCCCGGCGGTGCAATCGAGGAAGTCGGCAAGGCCACGGGCAGCTTCATCGATGCCTTGAAGCGCGAACCGCTGTCGCTTGCCCTTGTACTAATGAACCTGGCGCTGCTGGGTTTCTTCTGGCTCATCCTCAATGCCGTGGCAGCGCAGCGCGAGCGGGAAGTCAACCTCATGTACGAAGACAAAAAAGAAGTGCGCGAGCTGATCGCCAAATGCGTCGTGCCATCGCGTACCGAATTACAGAACCGTGCCGATCTGCCGCTGAATCTATGGCCACCGCTTCCGGTTCCGCGTCCACCGGAAGCCGATCAAGATCAGCCATGAACTGGCGGGACATACTGCGAGCCGTCGCCTGGATTGCGCTGATCGGGTTCATATTGACGGCGCTGATCGTCTTCATATGGACGACAGTTCAAGGCGTCATGGGGTGAGAACATGCCTCTTCGTGGACCGCTGTGGGACTGGGTTGGGCTCGACACGATCGCGAGCCAGCTCACGCGCATGGAACGTAAGATCGACCAACTATTAACAGGTCAAGCCAGAGGAAAGGAACTGATCATGGCTGAAGCAGAAGAGATCGCAAACTTGGTGCAACAGGTGCAGGCGAACAAGGACGTCACGGCGAGCGCCACGCTCGCGCTGCAAGGGTTGCTTGATCGGGTATCCAGCCTGGATCAGCAGCTTGCCGATGCAATCGCCAATGCGGGCAGCGACGTATCGCCCGAGATCAGGGCGGCGGCTGACGCGCTGGCGGCCAATACTGCAGCCCTGCAAGATGCGGTCCCGCACATTTCGGCGGCGATCAAGGCCAACACCACGAAGTGAGATGGACATCGATATAAGCGATGCGCCTCATACCAGAGAAGTGATGCTGGATGGGCTGCGGCAGGCGCTGCAGGCGCGCGTGGGGGCCATCTGGAACAACGTGACGCTGGCCGGCGAGTCGTCGCAGGGACCGCGCTTCAAGGAAGGCATCACGCAAGCCATCACGTATTACGAGCAAGCGTGGAAGGCCATCAACGACACCTTGCCGAACGACGAGTAGCTTCTTTCTCCAGTCTGTCCGTCCCCACGTCGTGCTGTTGGAAGAAGCCAACAGCGGGAGATGCCACGCATTCATCTAGCCATGCGTCGGCGCCTCCCGCCTAATCCAAAGGGTAGAAGCCATGTCGAACAAATCAAGGAAACCCAAGGTTGATGACGGCCTGTTCGATGATAGCGAGATTTCACTGACCGAGATTGTTGCGCTCGATGCTCCCGCTGCCGAGCGCTTCGGAATGCGTATCACTCCGAGCGGTTATTTGGTGGCTGAGCCGCGCATCGCTCGCACCGGTATTCAACTCTACAAGGGGTGCGAGGTCGGACGGCCCGACATGGAGCAGGTCCGCGTCTATCGGCCTGAGGCCGAGGTGTTCGACAAACGGGCAATGGCATCGCTCGCGCACCGGCCGATCACGCTCGACCATCCCGACATTGCCGTCGATGCAAGCAACTGGAAAAAACACGCCGTCGGTCATTCTACTGGGGATGTCGCGCGCGATGGTGAATTCGTCCGGGTGCCGCTGACCCTGATGGATCAAGCCGCGATCGACGCGGCGCGTTCCGGCAAATCGCAATTGAGCGTTGGTTATGGCGCGAAGCTGCGATGGGAGCCGGGCGAGACCAGTGACGGCCAGCTTTACGACGCCATGCAGACTGAAATCAGAGCCAACCACATCGCGCTTGTCAGTCAGGCGCGCGGTGGTCCCAGCCTCCGAATAGGAGATAGCAGAAAGGAGAATGCCATGACTGAGCGCGTGATCAATCTGGATGGTGTGAACATCCAACTGGAAGACCGAGACGGACAGGTTCTTGAGCGCCATCTCAAGAAGCTAGACGAGAAGTTCATTGCTGATCAGGAAACCGCCGAGGAGCTCAAGAAAAAGATTGCCGAACTACAGGCTCGGTTGAAAGAGCTCGAGAAGACAGGCGACACCAAGGACGGCGAGATCATCGGCCTGACCAAGAAACTGGCCGATGCCGAATGGACGCCGGCAAAAGTCGATGAAGCCGTCCGCAATCGTCTGGAACTGTTCGAGCGTGCTCGTCGCGCGCTCGGCGACAAGCTCGTGACTGACGGCAAGACCGACGCTGAAATCAAGCGCCAGGTCGTGGTTGCCGAGCTCGGTGACGAAGAAGCCAAGACGATGTCGGACGAGGCCATCGCTGGCGTATTCCGTGCCGTCACCCGAGAGACCAAGAAGGACGATGGCCTGCGGCGCACAGTCGATGCGCTGTCCCGGCCGCTGCCGACAATGACTCCCTCTCAGATAGCTCACCAGAAATATACCGAGCGCCTGGCCAATGCTCACAAGCAAAAAAAGAGCGCGTAAGTAAACCCAACCTAACCCAGCGAAAGGAGGCATGACCATGCCTGCTGTTCAAACTTCTTATAGCGCAACGATGCAGCCTGCCTTTGAAGGCATGACTGGCACCATGCGTGAGGATGATGTCGTTGATACCCGCATCTGTGAGACCTCGGCCGGGATCGGCTTCGGCCGGGCGGTGTCGGAAGGCACCAACGCTCGCGGTGCCGTGCTCGGTGGTGCCACCAAGTTCATCGGCATCACGCTTGCCGATACTACCTTGGTTATTCAATCGGGCCAGACCGTCGACCAGTATCAGCAATACTCCAACATGGCAGTACGGCTCGAGGGCGATGTCTGGGTGCGTGTCGTTGCGGCCGTCAGCCATGGGTCGCCGGCAACCTACAGTTCGACCACGGGACAGCTCAACCCGGCCTCTGCCGGTGTCGCAATCCCAAACTCGCGCTACCTCACCTCTGCTGGTGCCGGTGCGCTCGCATTGCTGCAACTCACCGCAGCGGGTCCGGGCGCCTGATCCGCCCCGCGAACAGGGAGACACCAAGATGAATTATCAATTCGGCGATGCTGCGCAGATAGCTCTCAGCTTCGTGCAGCAACAGGCGCAGGTGATTGAACCTCAGGTGTATGAGATTCAGTATCCTGAAATTCAATACCCGAATCTTGTTCCGGTCGATACCTCTGGCAACGAGTGGGCCAAATCGATCGGGTTCTATGCACAGGACAGAGTTGGTCAGGCAGCGTGGTTCAATCATCTGGCGAACGACGTTCCGTTCGCGGATATCTCACGGCAAAAGTTCGAGCAGGCCATCGAAATGGCTGCGGTCGGCTACTACTGGACGATGGAAGAAATCGGCCAGCAGCAGATGATCCCCAACATGAATCTGATAGTCGAGCGCGCTGCCGCCGCGCGTCGGGCTTCCGAGGAAATGATCGATAGTATCGCATTCTTCGGCGATACCACAAAGAACTGGACCGGGCTGACCAATGACGCAAATGTCACGGTCACCAACGCAACGGCAGACGGCACCGGTTCATCGGCATTGTGGTCAACCAAGACCGCCATCCAGATCGCCCGCGACATCAACCAGATCTTGTCAGGGATCTATACCGCCTCGTTGACTACCGAGACCGCCGATACGCTGTTGCTGCCACCGGATCGGTTCACCACGCTGGCGGGAACGCTGGTTACCAACACGGCAGTAACCGGACTCCAGCTGGTGACGCAGGGCAATGCTTACACCGCGCTCACCGGCAATCCACTCACCATTCGCACGGTGCGCGGGCTGGAGACTGCGGGTGCTGGCGGCATTGCCCGCGCCATCGCGTATCGCAACGATGCGCAGATCCTCAAACTACATCTGCCGATGACGTTCAACTTCCGGCCGGCGATGCAGGTCACAGCGCTCCGGTTCGATGTGCCCGGCATCTTCCGCACCGGCGGCCTCGAGATCAGGCGTCCGAAGAGTCTGCGATACTTGGATGGAATTTAGTGATCCACACGGGAATCACACCAATGAAAGGAGCGTCCCATGGCTGAGCAAAAGGAAGTTGCGAAGCAGAAGATCAGCGTCAAAAACACCGGCAAGGCCGACAACGTGCTGCACGATGTCGACGGTGGGGCAAAGACTATCGGCCCAGGCCAAGAGGCCGAGCTCGAGGTCGCGGAGCCGCAGGCAAAGATCCTGCAAGAGGCATCGAAGAAAGGCAGTCCTCTCGTGGTTTCTGGCCACGAGCCCGAAAAAGAAGAGCCATCCGAGGTCGAGAAGGCAACACCGGAGGAGCACAGCCATCGGGCCGCCTTGGCAAAGAAGGAAGCCGAGGACATGAAGGCGGGTTACGAAGCCGACAAGGAGCGGCGCGAGAAGGACGAAAAGAGGCTCGGCTCCAAGCGTGCCGCCGAAACCGGTATTCGCTTGTTTGCCCGCGGCGTAGAGCCCGAGGTCGTGACCGCGCCGCCGGATGCGCCTCCCGAGAAGAAGTAAGCGCCTCACAAGGGGCGCCCGCTCGCCCCTCTTTCTCACATCACTGAATGCAGGAGGGCTTCGCTATGGCGAATGCCGTATGGCCGAGATTCAAACAAAGCCTCATGACCGAGGCTGACACCAACAAATCGCTCGATCAGACCGGCTCCAACGCGCCGTTCGCGGCACTAGTGTCGGCGACTTACACCTACATCTCAACGCATCAGTTCTACAGTTCGCTCGCCGGCGTCGTCGGCACCGACGTCGCCATCACCACGCCTACTGTCGTCAACGGCCTGTTCGATGGCGACGACTGCACCTTCACCTCGGTGAGCGGCAGCACGGTGACCGCCATCGTGATCTATCGCAAGAACACCGGCGCGAATACTACTTGGCGGCTAGTATTGTATGAAGATACAAGTGTTACCGGACTTCCAGTCGTGCCCAACGGCGGCAATATCGTGATTACTTTCAATGCATCAGGTATATTTCAATTGAGCGACAGTAACACCAAGACGAATATTGTCCAAGTAGGCAAAGCCGGTCGCGCTAATCTATACGAGTTTGCTTATCGAGGCTTCGAAGACCTGCGTTTTACTGGTCTCATGGCGCAAGAGGTCGAAGAGTATGCGCCGTATGCCGTGCATGAAGTGAACGGCCACAAGGTCGTCAATCTGGGACTTGCTCTGGCCGCCTGACCGCCCGCGCACATGAATCCCGATCCGTTGATCGGCCTGCCCGAGCAGGAGCGTCTGCTGTTCAATGCCTTCAAGCAGGCATCGGCCGGCAAGAACGTCGACGCTGTGCTCGGTGCTGCGTTGAACATCGTAATCAATACGATCAGGCAGATGGAGCCCACTCGCGCCCAGGCGGAGGCGCGTTACGACGCGCTGTTCGGCCGCGCCAAGACGCTCCTGCTCGAACGTAATTATGATTCAGTGACCGGAAGGCGCAGGACAATTTTTCCCTTCGATCAGCAGGTACGCATGCCTCTTCATTGGGAAGATGATCAAGTCAACACGAGGTAGACATCATGGCAATCGGCGGCACGACAGAGACGGCAATTCTCGCTCTTATCTTCAACGCGACGGCGTGGGCCAACTACGCCGACAACGCCGCCGGCACGCCGCAGACGAACATCGCGGTGGCGTTGCACACCGCTGATCCGGGAACAGGCGGCACACAGTCGACCAGCGAGGTGGCCTATACTTCCTACGCCCGCGCCAGCGTCGCGCGCACCACGGGCGGCTGGACGATCTCGGGGACGGGTCCTGCAACTTGCTCGCCGGTTTCCAACATCACCTTTCCAGCGGGCACTGGTGGATCGGGTACGGCGACCAACTTCAGCACCGGCAAGACCGGCGGCGGCGCGACGGCAATTCTGTGGAGTGGGACTATAACGCCGTCAATTTCCTTGGGGAGCGGGGTCACGCCCGTGTTGACTTCGGCGACCTCTCTCACGCTCTCGTGACATGAACCACGACGCAGAATTCCGGCGCTGTCTGATCGAGCTGGACGTGATCGGAATCTGTGACTTGTGGTTTCATGTTTCGCCAGGATTGCCGCAGCCGAGGAACAACGACGAGGCGCTGATCACTTTGCATCACGCGCGCACGCAGGCCGAATCGATACCGGAAAAGCTGCGGTGCTATTCGCATTCATGGTTGCTGGAGCGCGGCCTGCCATCGGGACTGCCGGATCATCTGAAGCCAAAAGCAGATCGTCTATACCCGCGCCGGGTCGAAGCGGTGGGGGTGGCGGTCATGGCGACATCTGCCGATGGCGTCACGCGGGCGCGCGCGATCGAGAGGGCCATGTCCGATGCTGTGGCTGAATGCTACGCGGATGGCGAGCGCGATCCCGAGGTCATCAAGGAGCGGATGGCAGAGGCTAGACGAGCGATGGAAGCTCCATAATCCATGGCATCCTATTACGTTTATTCCGGCGCGACGGGTTCAGGCAACGGCAGTAGTTGGGCCAATGCGTACACTACGCTGTCGTTGGCGTTCTCCGGCAAGACGGCAGGTGACATATTCTATGTTGCACACGATCATGTGCAGAGCAGCGCATCCTCGTTCACGCTGACGAGCCCAGGCACCATTACTGCTCCGGTGACGGTGATCTGCGTCAATCGCGCGGGATCGGTCCCTCCTGTGTCAGCCGACCGGCGCACGACAGCGCAGGTCGCAACAACCGGCGGAACGCAGCTCAGATTTGCCGGATATACCCATTACGATGGCGTCATCTTTACCGCTGCAGATGGTGCCTTCAATGGACTTTTAATGATCCCGGAAGGGGGCGCCAGTGTATTGACACGCTTTGACAACTGTTCGCTACGGTTGGGCGGAACAGGATCAGGCGGCAGGATATATCTCGGCGCGCAAGGCGCTGCAACGGGAACTGCAACCGAACTCAACAACACGACAGTGTCGTTTGCTGCCGTAGGCCAAAGTATTGACGTGGCATCGACGCTTAAGTGGCGCAATACGCCGTCGGCAGTGATAGGGACGGTGCCGACTATCCTGTTCAATTTTTCGGCCTCGAATGGTGGCACTGTCGATTGCATCGGTGTCGATCTGAGTGCTCTAGGTTCCGGCAAAACCATTGCCGCGGCTGCAATCAGTGCTCGATGCGTACTCAATTTCCTGGATTGCAAGCTTGATGCAGCGGTTACCAAATCAGGCGTGCCGACCACATATGGCGGAACTGAAACCAATTTCACGCGCTCTGGCTCTGCGGGGGTTAATTATACGGTTTATTGTCAGAGGGTTGCCGGTTCGCTCGTCGAGGAAACCATCATCGTCCGCACCGGGGGCGCGTCGGACGGCACGACACCGATTGCGTGGAAGGTCGTCACGACCGCAAACTGCACGTATTCGATGCCCTTCGAATCTCCCCCGATCGCGATCTGGAACGACACGACTGGCTCGGCCAAAACTGCGACGGTCGAGGGTATCTGGGGCGGCGGCGCGGTGCCGAACGACGACGATGTTTGGCTCGATGTGGAATATCTGGGCAGCTCGTCGTCGCCGCAGGGCTTGTTCGTCAATGATGGCAAGGCCGATTTGCTGACGGCCGCCGCTGGCCAGACCTCGAGCTCGGCAACTTGGGGCGGCTCGACCACCAAGTTCAAGCTCGCGGTAACGTTCACGCCGCAGCAGAAGGGCTTGGTCTACGCGCGCGTCAAGTGCGGTAAGACATCGTCCACCTTCTACATTGACCCGATGATCACTTTGACATGACAGATCGCAACTATATCGTCGGCGTTCCAGCTTCCGTTACCGATGGCAGCGGCAAGACCATGCTCGTCGCTGGCTTCGCGAATCTGGGCGAGGTCGATCTTTCGACGGCCCTGTCTGCGTCGTTGGTCACTGACGCAGATGCATTCTATGTGCCGAGCGTAACGCCGGGCGCCGTTGCATTGGCGCCTGCGTTATTCAGTGATGCGGATGTGTTTTACACAGCGTCCGTCACGCCAGGCGCAATTACTCTGGCGCCCGCGGCGTTCAGTGACGCTGACGCATTCTTTGCGCCAAATATTCCGAGTGGTGCCGTCAGTCTCCTGCCCGCGTTGCTGGCTGATAACGATAGCATTCTGGCGCCATCGCTTGCCATCATTGCAGTAGCGGTCGGAACTGCCGCCGGCACCGGAACTGCAGCCGCCACCGCTGCGAGAGCTTCTGTCGGTCTTGCGGCCGGCACAGGCGCTGCTACCGCTCCCGCCGTCGTCACCAAGCAAGCGGTCGGTCGGGCGACCGGCCTCGGCACCGCCTCCGGGCAGAGCAGCGCCAAAGGCAAGCCCAAGCAGGCGAAGGGTCAAGCGAACGGCACCGGGGCGGCCCGTGCCACCGGCATTCGCGGATCAGCGGGGTTCGCATCCTCAGCCGGGTCTGGCGACGCCAGTGGGGCCGCGCAGCCGCTTATCACGGTCTACGTGGTGGGGCATGCCTCGGGTGTCGGCCAAGCCTCGGCTGCGTCCAGGGCGGGTGTAGCGGGCCATGCCAGTGGCTTTGGCGAGGCGTTTGCGACCTATGCCTTCGACGCGGAATCTGACGGCCATGCCATCGGCGGCGGCGACGCCGTGGCGGTCTGTGCCGCGGCAGCAGCGGGGCAGGCGGATGGTATTGGTGACGCTGTTGCGGCCACCTCGAGCCCGACGGCTGCAGTCGGGAGTGCGGCAGGAGCCGGCAACGCCATCGGCGGGGCAGCGGGCGCGGTCAGGGCGACAGCCGCCGGTGTGGGTGCAGCGGCGGCCATTGGTACGGCCAACACCGCCGGGGTTGGTGTTGCCGTTGGATCTGGGGACGCCGCCTCGGTCACCGGTTCGTTGGGCCAGGCCCCGAGCACCGGAGATGCGCTCGGAGTCAGTCCGCCGCTCGGCTTAGCACCGGCGCTGCTGGTTGATCAGGATGATGTCCCGACACCGGTGGATGTGGGATGGGGGTTATACGGCCAACTGCTCGTCGACGTGGATCTGGTCCTAAGCCCGCAGGCCAAGACGATCGCCTACCTGTCGCCAGACGTCTTCGTGGAAGAAGACGTCATCGATACCTACCCGTTCTTCATTCAGGCCGTCACCGGCGGCATTCCAGTCCCGCCACCTTCCGGCGTCTTGACTGGATCGATCAGCTATCCGCGGCGGATGACCGGCACCCTCGACCGTCGACCACGGTTGACGGGAAGCATAAAGCGCAGCACGCGAGTGCTAACGGGAAGCCTGAAAAGATGACCGACACCGCCCAAAATTTTAGCCTCTATGTCGGCAATGATACCGATGTGCTGTTCGACATCGGCCCGGATGATACCGGAATGAATCTGCAATTTGCGCAAAGCCTGACATGGAAAGCTTACGATCAGACCCTCGGCGTGCCTGATATGTCCACGACGGTGATCAGCAAGGCGGCAGGTTCCGGCATTACGATCACCGATCCACTGCTGCTCAAGATCACGGTAACACTCAACAATACGGACACCGCTGGGCTGAACGGTAATTATTATCATGAGATCAAGGTTGTCGACACCGCCGGCAAGGTGACGACCACAACAACTGGTTTTATGACCGTGATCGACCCGGCATCAATGCCGAACGTTGCCGCGTTCAAGGCCATGTTTCCCGATCTCGCCAGCAATGACGATACCCTGGTGCAGGTTGCGCTCGATCATGCCTCCCAGTTCGTGGACGAGAGCTGGGGATCGTCCGAGGCAAATGCCATCATGTATCTGGCGGCGCATTTCATGTCGACGGCACACGCGACTGCCGACACTGACGGTCGTGTAGTCAGTTCCGAAACCATTGGCCGTATGTCGATCAGTTACGCCGTCGGATCGGCCACGGGCACCAGCGCCAGTGCGCTCGGGATGTCTCGCTACGGTCTCGTCTTCAGCAGCCTGCTTGCCTCGCAAGGCTTCGGTATAGCGATTGTGTGATGGCATTCGACTGGGCAGGCCGCCGCGCCACCGCGACCAGGATGATCACCAAGTATGGTGCTCGCGCTATCCTGCGCCGAACCAGCGGCGATCGCGACTGCATCGCGTGCATGATCGACTTCATGCCGCGCCCGCATACCGGCGAGCTCCGCAATGCGCCCGATCGTATGATCTTGGTGGCGGCAGACGGCCTCGACGTCGCGCCCGATGCCGAGAAGGATCATCTGGTTTGGCAACCTGGAAGCACTGAGGAGGAGAGCCTGCGGCTGATCGCACCGATCGGCAAGTTCGCCCCGGCGGGGGTAGTGGTTTATTTTGAACTGCAGGCACGGCGATGAGCTTCGATAAGCGCGAGGCAATCCTGCAGCGCATGCTCGCAATCCTCAGCACGATTACCGGCCCGGCGGTGGTTGATGGCCAGGTGAGCATCTTCCGCAATCGCGGCGAGGTGCCGGTCGAGAAGTTGCCCGCGTTGGTACTGCTCGACGGCCGCGAGGAAATCAGGCTCTCCGCCAGCGGCAAGGGCGGCGCGCTCGCCGCCACGTTGTTCACGCTGCACCCGCAGGTGTTCGTGGTGCTCAAGCCGCGCGAGGATGTCAACAACGACGGCATCGGTGAGGAACTGTCGGACTATCGCATAAGGCTGCTCAAGGCGTTCACTAGCGACGACAGCCTGCTGGCCATGCTCGGCAGCAACGGGGAGATTCAATACCTCGGCCACGAAACCGACATGCAAACGGGAAGCACCATGCTCGGTCAACTGCAGATGCTGTTCTCGCTCACTTATGTGCTTAACCCCAGCGATCTATAAAGGAGAATTATCATGGCTGGCGTAGTCTCCCCAGACGTCCATAATCTAGCAGTCGGCAAGGGTTTTATCCTCTTCAAGCCAGAAGATGCGACGGATTTTTACCACGTTGGTAACGTCCCAACTTTTACATTCACTCCGAAGATCACCACGCTGGATCACTTCTCCAGCATGGAGGGCACGCGGCTGAAGGATCTTTCCATCACGCTGGAGAAGTCCGGCGAGATCAAGATGGACATGGAGGAGTTGACGGCCAGGAACCTCGCCATGCTGGTGCTCGGTGACGTCACCGAGGACACCGATGGCAACCCGGTGGTCAGCATCTTCTCGCGTGATTCGTTGACCGGCCAGCTCCAGTACTACGCCACCAACGAGGTGGGACCGCGCTGGTATGTCGATCTGCTCAGTGTGACCTTCAATCCGTCGGGCGACTTCTCGCCCATCGGCGACACCTTCGCCAAGCTGCCGGTGACCGGCACCGTGCAGGCGGTCGATGGCGTGTTCGGCACCATGACGCTCAAGCCCGACGTCAACACGGTCGCGCCCGAGAGTGTGCTGCCGCCGTTCATCACCGGCACGCCCAAGGTCGGGCAGGTGCTGACCGCCAACATCGGTGGATGGATCGGCGCGCAGAGCTTCACTTACCTGTGGAAGGTCGGTGGCACCACGCCGGCAGGCACACCGGTCAACCTGAAGACCTTCACTCCGGCGTCAGCCGATGCCACCAAGACGGCCACGGTCACAGTTACCGCCACCAACGCGAACGGCACGTCACCCCCCGAAGTCAGCGATCCGACGGCCACCATCGCGGCCTGAAAACAGGAGTTAGAAATATGACCAGCCTTCTCGACATCGGTCCTCTGACCGAGGAAGTGGAAATCCGCGGCACCAAGATCACGGTGCAGGGCCTGACAGCCGGGCATATCTTCCAACTGTTCTCCGAATACCCCGACATGCGCAAGATGTTTGAGACCGGTACGGATGCCAGTCCGCAATCGGTCATGCTTGCGCTTGCGCCCGATCTGATCGCCAGAATCATCAGCATCGCGACGGGATCGCCCGGTGATCCGGCGGTTGAGGCCAAGGCCAAGACGATGGGCGCCGCCGATCAACTGGCTATCGTTTCGGCAGTGCAGCGGCTGTCGTTCAAGGATGGGATTGGCCCTTTTATCGAACAGATCAGCAGCCTGATGGGCGCGGCGATGCCGATGCCGACAGAACTGGAAGAGAAAGTCGCGCAAACCTACAAAGATACGGTGAAGAAATTGCGTTCTCAATCCAATGCCTCATTGCAAACGGACACTCCAGGGATGCTGCGTGGGCCAGCACACCGCGCCAACTAGACGCATGGTGTCAGTTGATCGAACGCGAGCGTAGTCTGCGGTTGGCGCAGGAGTTCAGCAATTTGCGCTATGCGCAGGCCGAGGGCGAGCACGCGCGCAATCATCATGACGGACTGGTGGCGCTCGCGAAGGGCGGACGATGATTGACATCATAGTAAAGGTTGAAGGGCCGCCGGTCGGTCCACAAGTCGCGGGCAATCTCGAAAAGATAAGGCTGCGCGTTCAGCGTGCGATCGCCAACGCTTCAAGGAAGCTCGGTGAGAACATCGTCGCCAAAGGACGCGCGGACATCAGCGCTGCCGGCAAGTTCGGCCCGCGCTGGACGTCGGGCCTGACTTTTGACGTGACAGGGCCCGAAACTACCCGCACCGTTAGCATCCGCGAGGCGGCGGCACACTGGCAAACGCACCAGTATGGCGCCATCATTCACGGCAAGCCCCTGCTCTATTTTAAGCCCGACAGGCCGATTTTCTATCGGGGCAAGACAACCACGCCTGCGGTTATCAGTGTGCCTAGCGTGCGCATCCCCAAACGATTCCATCTCATCGAAATTGCGCGGGCCGAATCGAAGACGTTCGGCGCGCTTTATCGTGTTGAGATGGCGACCGAGTAGACCATGGCCGAATCCGACATCATCCAACGCATAATTATTCAGGCGGTTGACCAGGCGTCGGCCGTTGTTCAAGGCGTTGGCGCCTCGATGTCGAAGGCTATGTCGCAAGCTGCTGCGCCGGTGCAGCAGTTCGGGCAGCAGGCTCAACAAGCTTTCACCAGCGTCACTAACACGGCCGCTCAGGCCGGCAACTCGATCAAGCAATTCGGACAGACTGCACAGACGTCGTTCTCCGGCTTCACCGGCGCACTCGGCAACGTCGCAAACACCATCAAGATTTTCGCGTCGAACTTCGCGCAGGCGTTCGGCGGCGCCTACACGGCGGCCATTAACCAGGGCACCCAGGCGGTCAACCAACACGGCCAAGCGCTGAACACCACTGCCGGTCACGCCGCGTCCGCACATACCCAATTACGCGCGCTCACGACAACGCTAAGTCAGGTGGGCGGCGCCGGTGCCGGTCTCGCTGATTTGGCCCGCACCGTTGGCGCATTGGCGTTTGCTTTTGGGCCAGTTGGCGCAGCAATAGCTACCGCAGTTGTTGCGTTAATCGCTGCCGGCAAGGCTGCGTATGACGCTGCCCAGAATGTGCATGAGCTTGGCCGGCTGGCCGACGTTACCGGGCAGTCATTCGAGCGGCTGTCGGCTGCGCAGCAAGTATTCCGCCAACTCGGCGTCAGCGCCGATCAGTTCAACAAAGATTTTACCGGACTGGGTCTACAACTCCGAAAGATGGCCCCGGACTTGGCGGATGAGTGGGCGCGCGCCGATGACAAGATGGAGGCCGCGTTCGATAAAGTTAAGGCGGCGATGCTCAGGCTCAAGGAGGTTAAACTCCAGGGTGTCGAACTCCAACTGCAGGCCCAATCGCTGCCATTGCAAGGCCAGTCGCTGCAACTGCAAGGCCAGTCGCTGCAATTGCAGGCTCAAGGGCTGAAGTTGCAGGGCGAGCGACTGCAATTGCAAGCCAAGGAATTGCAGTTACAAGCCGCGCAATTCCCGCTCCAGTTCCGCCAGCTCGATCTGCAAGGCCAGCAACTGCGACTGAACCTGCAGCAGATCAACGCGCAGATTCAGGGCTCGGCCCAGCTATTTTCCATCGATCGTCAGCGCGCCGCCCTAACCGTGGCCGACGCGGCTGCCAACCTGCGCATTTTGCTGCTCAAGAAACAACTGCGCGACGGCAACATCACTGAGGAAGAATTTGCGCAGAAGATGGCGGAGGAGGAGGACAAAGCCCTCAACCGCGCCATCAAGAAGGCAAAAGTCGATCTCGACGCAGCAAAACTAGCTGAGCAGCAACTGCCGAGACAACAGGAGGCGGCGCAACAGCAACTGGAGCTGCAAAAGCAGCAACTCCAGCTACAGCAGGAGCAATTGCCGTTCCAGCGGCAGCAACTCGAGTTGGCACAACAAGGCAACGATCTGGCGCAGAGGCAGAATGCCCTCGATCAGCAAATCAACCAGTTGGCGCTGCAGCAGAACCAGAACGAGCAGCAGCAGAACCAGCTCGCGCAGCAGCAGAATGCGCTTGAGATCGAGAGAAACAAACTGGCGCAGGAGCGCCAGCAGCTCGATGAGCGTGCGGCCCGGCGCGACATAAATACGGCGCAGCTAGATCTTGAAAAGGAGCGGGCCAACAATCTTAAGGTCATCACACAGCAGATTGAGGCGGCGGTGGCGGCCGGCAAGGAGTTCAAGTTCCCCGATCTGACGACGGCACAGACTCAGACCAAGGTCATCGCCCAGGCACTGATCGACGCTAAGAAAAATGGGCAGGACGCAGGAGAAGCGCTGGACAAAATTTTTAACTCCATTCAATCCAAAGCCGACAAGATTAATATCGGGCAGTCGTTCGGGCTGAGTCAGGAGACCATCGACGCTTATGACAAGCTGAGCGGTAAGCTGGACGAGATAACCACCAAGGCGCAGAACCTGAAGCTCGGGTTCTCGGATGAAGATCGCAGGAATCTCGAAGCAACTAAACAGGCATTTGACGAACTTGGCGGCACGGCGGCCACCCTCAAGGACAAGCTGGGCGCGGCATTCTCGAAGGAGGTTACTCAAGAAATTAACAATATGACCGGTGCCGCCAAGCAACTTGCGGCGGCCATGGGCGCGATAAAACTGCCCGAAGGCCAAAAGTCCCTTCTCGAAAGGTTATTGGTCGGAGGTGGTGGTGGTGATGACCTAATAGGTAGTCTGGTAACCAGTATGCGCCAGACGCTCGGAAATCTTTCTGCCACCCTTCTCAATGCTTTGTTTGGTTCCATCATTTCGCCCGCCGGCGCCTCCCCGCTGGAGGGACCGCTCGAGAAGGCTATCGTTGATCCAGTCAAGAAGGCGGTCGACGAAGCCTCCAAGGTCGACACCAGCAGCATTGCGCGAGCATTCACCAATCTTGGCGATCAAATACGCGAGGCCATGGGCAAGATTAATGTCGGCGAGGCATTCGCTGGCCTCGCTGACCAAGCCAGGGAAGCTGCCACCAATATCGCCGACGCCTTCAGCGGCATCAGCGACAAGATACGCGAGGCCATCAGCGGCGCTCTTGGTGGTGGTGCTGCCGGCGAAGAAACTGGTGGTGGCGGCAACCTGTTCGCCATTTTCATCGGGCAAGCCACGCAGGCGGTCGACGCCATCATTTCGACGTTCGCCGGACTCGGCGACAAGGTTATCGAAGTAGCTGCTGGTATTGGCGCGAAGGCTGCTGTGGCATTCGACGTGCTAGTCCAAGCCGCTAACCAAGCGGTCGATGCAATCACTCAGGCATTCTCCAACATTAACATCACTGAGCCGTTGAACCAGCAGATCAATCAACTCATTCAAAAACTCGAACAGTTGGCGAAGGCGGCCGATCGCGCAGCAGCGGCGGTGCGGCGCATTGGTGGTGGAGTCGGCGGCGGCGGCGGCGGCGGCGGCGGTGGCGGCGGCGGAGGTGGCGGCGGCGGAGGTGGCGGCGGTTCTGGTGTTGGTCAAGCGAGTTTCACTCCGGCTCTTGCTGCTTTGAGCAGCGCTGGTGGTGATGCGATCATCGCGCCAAGCCTCGTCGCGGCAGCCCGTGGCGGCCTGTTCCGGGGTCGCTCCGGTATCGACACCAATCTTGCGTGGCTCAGCGATGGCGAGTTCATCATCCGCGCGGAGGCGGTGCGGCGCTATGGCCTCGGGCTGCTGAACATGATCAACGGCATGCAGTTCCCCGGCTTCCACATGGGCGGCCTGGCGACGCCTCGGCTCGCGCCCATTCCGGCCTTCGCCGCCGGCGGGCTCAACCGCAGCAGTAGTGCATCGCGCACGCTCAATCTCACGATCGGCGGCGAGACCTTCCGCGGTCTGTCCGCGCCCGAGCACGTTGCCCAGCAGCTCGAGCGCGCCGCGATCAGCCGGCAGACCAGCAGTACGGGCGTCAAGCCGCGTTGGTCGCGATGAAATCCCGTTACATGGTGGTCGAGGTCACAGACCTGCGCACCAGGGAGAAGAGCTACAAGGTGTATGAGCGCAACGCGCGGACACCGTTGACGATTGGCATTGCAACGCGCGAGGAGGCCGAAGCCAAGGTGCGCGAACTGGAAGAGGCGGAGGCAAGGTAATGCCGATCGACATCCCGGGGCAGACGCCGTCGCTCCCCATTGGGACGTGGCTCGTGCTGTCGGTCGGTGGCGTGCCACTCTACAGCGCGCGGGGACTGGATCAAACGCTCCAGCCGATCGACGCCGCACACGTCACTCGCAGGACCATCAACGGCACGCTGGTCGACCTGAGCGTGGACAAGTTCCACAAGTACCAGTCCAAGATCTCCTGCTCGGACGTCGAGGCTCCGGCGTTGGACGGAGTCATGCCCGGCATGGCGGTCACGGTCGACTGCGTAAGTGAATTGGTTTATCGTACTATTGGCGGCACGCCGTCGCGCACGGTGATTGCGGGTTCGGCCCGCACGGTCGGCGATTTCACCATCTATCGTCCGCGCCTCGACATGATGGTCGTTGGATTTAATCAAAGCATTTCCGAGTATGCGCGCACCGTGCAATGGGAATTGGATTTGGAGGAGAGATAGTATCATAATGAGCGTGACGGCCGAACGGTGCAAACGCTCGGCCGCCACTAAGCAAGGCAACCTTCAGGGAGGTCACCGTGCCATTACCAATTCGCGATATTACAGGTCAGAAGTTCGGCCGTCTAACTGCAATCAAGCGATTGGGATCGTCCAAGCGAGGGCAGTCGATCTGGCTGTGCCGCTGTGATTGCGGCAAGATAAAAGAAATCGTGCTCACGCGCTTATCTAGAGTCAAATCTTGTGGATGTCTTCTGCGAGAGATGCACATCAACGGTAACGCCAATTTCAGGCATGGCCATTGGAAGAATTCAAAACCAACGCCAGAGCACAATGCGTGGGTTCGCATGCGACAGCGCTGTTACAATGAGAATCGCGATAACTATCGCTATTATGGTGGGCGCGGGATCACCGTCTGTGAGCGTTGGCGATCGTCATTCGAAAATTTCTTTGCTGACATGGGACCGAGGCCATCACCAGCACACAGCATCGACCGCATCAACAACGATGGCGACTACGAACCGAGCAATTGTCGGTGGGCAACACGCTCGGAGCAGATGAAGAATACACACCGATCGAAGACCTACACAAAGACGAGATAGGGATGCCTAATCAAAGCACCTTTTATATCGCTTGGGTCAATTCCACCGAAACGACCTTTGGTCCCGAACATCTTCGGGAAGATGAACTCGTGTTTAGTTTTAAGCTTACACACGACGAAGGACAATTTGCCACGCTCGAGCTTGAAATCATCAACCCTCATATTGGGCTGCTGGCACCCGGCAGGCCATTTTGGTTGTGGTTTGCATGGAGCGACGGCACAACGGTCACACCGCTGTTCTTTGGGCGGCTGGTTGGCATCCCGAGCGACCTGTTCGCTGAGGTGATCACGATCCAGTTCGTGGCCAAGCCGATCGACTACACCGAGCAGCGGCTCGCAATTGCGGCCGGCCTGCGGGTGCTGCCGTTCTTCGATCCAATCTTCATCGACGAGAAGTCGCGTGAGGACCCCGACACCGCGCTGGAAGGTTACTCGGCGCTGTATCACGTGGATCGAGTTTCGCACCATGTGTCGATTAGCGACGTGATCGCTGGGGAAGACGGCATCGTGGAGTTCACGCCGAACGATGCGTTCTACGACAGTGTCAAGCTGGAGCTGGGCGAGGCCCCATTGATGGTGTGTGAGATCGACGCCACGGTGAGCTGGGTGCAATGCGACCACACTGGGGTGCTGCAGTTTCAGAAGCAGCAGCTCACGCCGTTATCGTCCGCTGTCGGCGATGCATTGTCAGTTCAAAATCAGGATCTTGGGAACGGCTTCAAGACCACCAAGACGCTGAATCCAAACGGCCAGACTGTGACCGGCGGCAACAGCAACTCGAACACCCTCAACATAACGTGGAGTTACGAAAATCAGGCAGAGACTCACAACGACGGCGATACGATGTCAGTCAACGGAAGCGCGACATTTACGGGGTTGCCTGGTAGCACTCCCACTCTGGCAAATATCTTGGCTGCCCAGCAAATGACGATGGGTCCAGGCGGCGGAACCTATGAGTTTCAGCGCACTATGGTCATAGGCGATCCTTATACGGGAAGAGGGGCAGAAGGCAGCGTCACCGTGAAGTGGACGCAGCCCATCAACACAGTCACGGCCGCGCTGCAGCAGCCGGTCGCTACCGATCTGGAGATTGCAACGGAGGTCGAGCAGAACCGTACCGAGATCATCCACGTTCGTGTCTTGGCCGATGTGCAGCCGGTTTTTACCGAGGCGACCGAGACCGAGAATAACATCAAGGAAACGCTGTCGATGCAGGCGTCGGACGTGGTCGCGGAAGGCGCGGCTACTCCCTCTGATGGCGTCTACTTCCCGACCGCGCGCGGCCTGCGGAGCCTCGAGTACCTGCTGATGGTCGCGCGGGCGCACCTGCTCGCGCGCTCGCGTGTGGTCAAGGTGTCGTGGGATTGCAAATTCAACGACATCATCGGGCTGAGTTGCCGCAAGAACGCGACGCTCGAGGATTCGCGCCTGCCAGGTGGCGGCGTGCTGGGCAAGGTCGTTAGCTACGGGATGACTGGGGCCGGCGACAGCGGCGAGTTTCTCGGTAACATCACCATCAGCAGCGCCATCGGCTACGGTAGTCCGATTGTGCTGGCCGATGGTACACCGGACTATGTCGACGCAGGGTATGTCGATCCCGGCTATCAGCACTATAGCGGCACGCTGGTGGCCGCCACCACCAACGATATGACGTTTAGTCCCTTGGCATATGAGGCGGCTGGAATTCAGCTTCCGATCAGCGCGGATCAGGTCCTCGTTCGGCACGAATGGATCGATTCTGGACAAGCTGCGGCTGCGCAGACGGCATATGATTCCGCAATTGCAGCAGCGAGACAACTGGGGCCATTCACCGAGAGCGCGGAGATCGGCGGCATGACCGGGCCATCCCCGGAACTGATGGCTTACGCGGCCGCGCGCGCCAACATGTTCGCTGGCGTCGACCAGGCAATTCGAGACAACCCGGCGTGGCTGGAGCTCGAGTTGAAGCCGGTGCAGGGCATCTCGACCAATGTCGAGTATGACGCCGATGTTAGTCCGCTGATGATCCCGATGCAGATCGATCTATCTGCGGGGTCAACCCCCTGAAAACAGGAGTTTGAGCCATGGCGAATATGGAGAAGATCATTCGGCCGCATCTGCCGCCGAATGTCGCCCCTACCAATACGATATCGACCTGTCAGGTGCCGCCTGAGAACACGGTTGTGCAATTCGGTCAGTCCAATAGCGCGCAGGCCACGACTTCGACGGCAACACTGAGCTTTGACTATTCCAATTCAGCAAAGTGGTACATGACCAAGCAGGAGCGTGAGTTCGAGTTCGGCGAGATTTTCAAGACGAGATAGTCGATGTTGCTCTATCGCACATCAGGCGCATGGGGCGCGGGCACAGGTGCCAACCTGACGCCTGCGCAGGTCGATGGCAACTTCTATGATGTCTCGCAGCGGGTGCAGTTCCTCGAGCTGCATCCGTCCGAGCCGGTGCTGATCACATCGTTCTCCGCGACCGGTGATCAGCTCTACATCCACATGTCGGACGGCACCATCAACGGCCCGGTCACGTTGCCGGTGGTGCGCTGGTTCTTCCGCGGGCCGTGGGCGCCGTCGACCAGTTACGCCAAAGATGACGTTGTCGTTGGTCCCGACAGCGCAGTCTATATCGTCACGTTCAACCACACTTCGTCGGCTTCCACATTTGATCCGCATGCCAACGACGGCGCGGGCCACAGTTATTATTCGCTGTTGCTGAGCGTGCCCGCGGCGACCCTGCCAACGGGCGGAGGTGCGGGTTTTGTTTTAACTAAAAACACGACTGCTAACTACGATGTGGTGTGGGCGCTTCCTGGTGCGCCGGCCGGTGGCAGCACCGGACAGGTACTGCGAAAGAACACCTCGATTGACGGCGACGCGAGTTGGCGCACGTTGGCGTTTAGCGACCTCGGCGGCATGACCATTGCTGCTACGCCAGCCGACTGGGACTACTTGCGATGGAACGCAGCCACTAGCCGCTGGATCAATCAACAACCCCCGATGCTGCACGTTCTGTCGGCGTCGTCATGGGTGCCAGCGGTTGGCGATGATGGTGCGTTCATGGTGCTGACCAATGGTACGACAGCCACAACTATCACCATTCCCGCCGATGCCACCACAGCGTTCCCGGTCGGGACCGAGTTGCACATCCACCAGGACGGTACTGGCGCGGTCACAGTGGCAGCCGATAGCGGTGTAACGATGCGCAAGCACGCTAATTTTTCGAATGTTCTGCTCGGGCAATATGCGACCGCCACCGTGAAAAAAACGGCAGCTAATGAGTGGCGTTTATTTGGTCTGCTGTCGGCGGCGTGAGATGATTTCATGGGATACGAGGAGGAGCGCAAGCAGGCACACGTGGTGCGGTTTTACGGCAAGGAGGGCACCGACAACGAGGATTTCTGGATCG